CGGCACCAGCGGCAGCTTCTCCGGCAGCGGCGGTCGAGGCCAAACCTTCAGCACCGAACGCACCGGTCTGTTCAGCGAGCATCGCGGCCTGCGAACCCGGAGCGGAAGAACTCAAGCCCGGAACAGCCGAGGAGTAGCCCAGTGAGCTACTCGACGCCTTATCAACCGCAGCCTTGGCTAGTTTGGTTGCCGTCATCGGGTCCATCGCGCTTTGCTGCTGCGGTGCGGGGCCGCGAGCAACTTGCGAACGTGCTTGACCCACTTGGTTAAAGGCCGTGTCGTACACGTTGCCGCCATTGGCATACCCGGGCAGGCCCATGACTTCGCCGCCTTCAGCGTAGGATGGAACCATGCCTCCATCTGCGGCGAACCAACCAGCAACAGTTTTGGCCCCTTTTTCGATCTCGCCGGCGTTCTTCAGGCCGTACATACCGGCCTGACCAAGCTGCCCCCAACCCTGAGCCGTAGAAGCATCCGCCATGGCGTTAGTACGCTGGGCGTTGCCGATCGTGCTGCCCATACTGCTCAAAGCGCCCGTGGGATCGAACCCGCCCAGACCGGCCAAGCCTGCGCCTTCCAGTTGCAGAGATTCAGCGCGAGCGCCGCGACGAGCTTGGTTGGCACCCGATGCCGCCTGCGCAGCCATTCCTACGCCGCCGGTATCACGTCCTCGGGAGAAGCGGGCATCGGCCGGGTTGACACCCATACTGGCTAGTCGAGCATCCTGCATTCTGTTGGCGTTGCCGTAGGCCGCGTATGCGTCCTCCATGACTCGCCCGGCTTCCCTGTCTTGGTTAGCCGCAGAACCCATCTCGCGGCCACGCCGCATGAAGTCACGATACCCGGCCATAGCCTGATCTCGGCCAGCAATTCCTTGCTCTGCCACCCGGGTCTGCATGCGCAATAGGGCTCGTTCTTCTTCCTCAAGCCCGCGCTGTCCGCCACCGCCGCCACCGCACATGGTTATTCTCCTTCCTGCTCAGGAGCAGGTTTCTTCAGGCTGTCAAGGTACGCCTGCCAGCCTTCTTGATGAACAAAACGTCGAATTGCTGGCCCGGCTTCCCGAACCCACGCCGCGCCGCCAATGAGGAAAGCAACCTGCGTGACCAGATCAACGTACCCACTACGGGAAATGTACGCGATCTTCAGATCTTCCTCATTGTCCGACTTCTCAAGCTCGTTGGCTACGTGCCAGTTGTTCATCCCGGAAATGACTAGCGGGTTGAGCAGGTCGAAGTGCTTGGCGTAGAACGGGTTACGGGGAAGCGCGACGAGCAGGTTAAAGAACGTGCGGTCGACAACATCGTCCGCCACGTCGACGTCTTTGTCGATTAGGTCGTCCCAGACGTGGGCGATGTCAAAAATTAGGGACAGGAAGTCAGCCGCGCTCTGGTCGCCACGGCTTACGGTTAGAAAGAAGTTGTCTGACGTCATACGCTGATTGTACCTACTGTTAGCCTGTCTGCGCTATATATCTACACCGCGCTTCTTTGCGTGCCTCATCCAGTACACGTCCCAGTCGGATAGTGGCCCTTGTTCATCGTAACAGTACGTTTTCATCCTGAGCATCGTGTTGCCATTCTCAGTATCGAACGTCGCCGCGTAGAACGTCGAGTATTTTCCGCTAGGTAGAGGCCGTTCCGCCCACGCTTCGACGGCGGAATGATCTTGGTGCATGAAGTACAAGCACTTAAAGTGCTCAAAGTCATCGTCGCCCGGCTGCCCGTACACGCTTACTAGACGGCCAAGACCCAACGCAACCCCACCCGTAGGAATGGGCAGCATGTTCGCAGAAGGTGAGGTAAACGTGTAAACCTTGTCGTACACCCAGCCGCGCCGGGTAAAGAACTTCCGGCTGAACGCCGCAGGGTCCAAGTGGTCTACATACGGCGGTGCGACCTTGAATACCACAGACACAATGTCGTCGTTATACACCGTGCTGTACTGCGGCGACGTAATTGAGTGCCAGTTAGTCGTATCCAGTGAGCCGAACTGCTGACGAAGCGCTTCAACCGCAGGGCCAAACTCTGGAGCGTCGGTATTGAACGTAAGCCGCTCATCACCGTCGGTGAGCATGCGTTCGACGTAACTCATTCTACAAGTCCCATGTGTTTGAGCCTTGAGTAGACCCCGGCATCTACATTCTCACCGTGCGGGATCAGCAGATAACCTTCCATGACTACCGTCTTAGAAACACTGGGCTCCTGCACTCGCTTGGCTACGCGATACACAACACCTAAACCATCTGGCTCCGCCCGCGTGTTGATGATGTCGAACGGCTTAATCATAACGAGTTCCGTCCGCCGAGATAACCGCAGTAGCCCGTAAGTTCAACGTCTCATTGCTATACGGCCATGTACCGCCTTGGCCCGAGTCACCACCAATCCCGATTCCGAGGAACGCCTTGTCTTTTTGGTAGTCCCAGTTACAACCATACTGAACAGTTATCCACCCGCACTGCAACGAGTCCCCTACCCGTTTTACCCCAGATCGGTAGAACGCCCAGTAGCTGCTTCGCCATCGGTACTCGCGCTGAATGCCTATGCACCCACCATAAGGATCACTGAGGCCGTCGCATTCTTCTTCGTATTCATAGAACGTGTACTCCCGCTGGGACTGCGCCAGTGACGGATAAAAATAAATTGGCTTGGTGCCCGCAAATGGGAACGGAAACGGCTGCTCCGAATCGGGGGCAAACTTGGCTTGGAGTTCAGTCATGATCACGCCCCTGCGTTGTCAGTGCTGCTCGTTGGTAGATCTATAACTTCAGTTGGAGGTGCTGGCGGTGCTGGCGTGACGTGTGTGCCCTCGCAATACTTGGCCGTGACAAACGTCACCGGGTTGGTAAGCGGATTAGCCGGTGGGGCGACGTTCGTACCGCCAGTAATCACAAGAGGCTTGAACCTGCTATCAAATGATGGCGTACCGTCGTCACGCAACACAAGCATCCCATAATTAGTATCGGGGGATCGAGCAATGCCGCGAGGATCTGCAAAAACGTACACCTCGGGAACAGAGTTGCCAGTGCCGCTACGAATAACCTCGATCTCCCATACTTCTGGCCCCGTGGTACGCACCGCCGCTACTGCGTAATAGTCCTCGGTAGGCATAGTGAAAAAAGGAACGGGTGTGACGTTGCATGTGATACGAAAAGCCCAGTGGCGCAAACCGCCATACCCATCAAACTGATTGATGGTCCGGTCATACGTAGCCTTGCCGACGAAGTGCAGATTACGAGTCTCGCTGGAGACAAGAACTTGTCCGGTAGCGTTAGTGGCAAGGAATCCCCAACTCATCGCATCAGCACCAAGATGTAGGCGTTCTCGGACCCGCCTGATGCAGTAACCAGTGTGGAGGCTACGTCGATGCTGTGCGCGATCGCGCGGCGGTCAAGTGGAGGAGCGTCGATCATGATCTGTACCACCAGTACCTCACGGCCGCTGAGAACAGGGTAGTTGTTCTGTATGTACCCGCCGCCGGGCACAAAGAAAAAATCAACTTGGTTCCACGTCACGTCGTCCGACGAATAACTCGTTACACCTTGGTCGGTGTACACGCCGAGGCCGTAGCTCATCAGGACAGGTTTCCAAGTATTACCCGCGCACGGCCGCCTTCGTCGTAAACCACTAAACGATTGTTAGTCATGACCACAGTGGACTCATTGCCACTGGGGTTGACGATGGAAAACGTGTCTGCCCGTACGATGAAATCGGACGTGGGCGAAGCGTTGCTGGCTGTGCTGGCGAGACCGAAGCCGGAGACGTATCCGTTCAGGTCGATCTTGACTGTGTATTGGCCTTCCAGTGTTCCAACCTTGTCCGCAGTTACCGTGGCTTCTTCGCGGATAGCAGCGGAGCTAATCGGCAACCCTGTGTCCGGGTCGGTGATCGCAGTCTGAACTTGATCCCAACGTGTTGCAACAGCGCCGACGTTGTTGACGATGCCTTCCGCTCCGCTCTGTACAAGCGCGCTGTTATCTCCGACGGTGGACCACAACGTGTTAACCGCTGAAGCAAGTGCGTTGTCCGAGTTGGTCCTGACGTTTCGTTCTTCAGTAATCAGCGCCTGCGTATCGTTGATGCGAGCATCAGCCGCGTCAACCCATTGCGATCCGTCCCACATGGAAGGGCGGTTTTTATTCCCTGAGTTGAACCAAATGTCGTTAACTCTGAGCGCGTACTGCGCGGTGCTAGTCGGTGCGTCCTCTTGGAAAAAGACCTTGTTCTTCTGCCCCGTTGTGGCGTTCACGGAAAACAGGAACCGCGCATTCGCCGAATTTGAGTCGGCCGAAACGTCGTTGAGTTCTACGATGCTGGCATGCGCCGCTTCAAGCCCCGTGTCTGGATCTGTGATCGTCGCTTGAACGCCGGCCAGTGCCCGTGCATTCGCCGAATTTGACTCGGCACGAACATCGTTGATCGCCGTGATGTTGGCATTAGCCAGTGGCAAACCTGTATTGGGGTCGTTGACCTGAGCCACTACAGAAGCTACCTGCCGAGCGATCGCAGATGTACTGGTAGTGCTAACCCTATTGATCTCGCCTATTGCAGCTTGCGCCGAAGCAAGGCCGCTGTTCGGGTCGTAGACTGTATCTTTCAGCCCACGAATCGTCGTAGTGCCGGCGTCAGTCACGATCGCTATGTCAGTGACGCCGTTTTCTATATCAAGAATCTGCTGACTCGCTACGTCAAGTTCTTCTTGCAGACCGAGAATCTCGACGCTATACCTATCATCAACCAACTTTATCCGCGTGCTCAGGACCTCAAAAAGATCACTGCTACGAACCTGCTCAAGCAAACGCTGCATGCGCTCAAGCAAGTCGTCTGTCGCGGTGATTTTTTTGATCAGGTTGTAGCCTTCGGCCCCATGCGCGAAGTAGCCCGCGTTGCTCGCGTCAATCAGCGACTGCAACTCACCCTTGGTGATAAATCGCTCGTCAGACTCTGGCTTTAGATCACCGTCGGCGCTCGGCAAACGAAATTTCTTTGACTCTGCCCGTCCCGTTCAGTTTGTACGACCAACGAAGCGCTTTCGAGCCAGAGGGTATTCTGAAATACGTGCGACCGATGTACGCGCCTTGAAAGCGTTGAACGCCGTCCGCGTAGAGAGTGACGGTAACCGGTCCTGAACAGTCAATGTACCCGACTGTGAACGACGACGGCTTAGGGAGAATGTAGTCCTTACTCCACCACTCGTACAACGGCGTAGTTCCAGCGCCCTTGTACTGCATCAAATTGCGCCCTTGGACCAGATACAACTGGTCAGACGCAGGTAAAACGTACAGCGCGTCGGACGTAAAAGTATTCCCGAGTTGAGTCAGGTTCCCGCCGCCTTCCGGGTCGAGCCGGATCTCCCACATCTTGCCGGCGGTCGATGTTCCACAGACTAGAGAACCATCGTGGTAAGCCAACTCAAGACTGGACAGAAGCGAACCGTACCGGTCACGCCATGCCTCACGGGTCCAAAGCTGCTGGCTCGTATTGAGGTCTACGTTAAACCCATTGATGATCGCCAGCCCGTCATTTGAGATGTACGCGACCGTGTTCCCTACGACGCACATGCCGTGATCAGAAACACCGGCTTGCGACTCGGACAGTTTGGATTGGGTCATCGCGTCCGGGTGGACGCCACTGACAAGATACGGGTACGACACCGTAGTCACGACCAGTGAGTTCTCAAGCGACCGCATACCAACGAGGTTCACGGGGAACGTCATGCTGTACGGCCACGCCCACGGGCGATACGGCTCGCTGAAGTACATCGTGTCGCCAAAGAAACCGGCGAAAAACCCATTGGGCATCAACGTCAGCCCCTGCAAGTTCACAGGAGGAAGATCCCAGCCGATAGTCTCAAGCACGGCATCCGTGCTCTTGACGTTGATGGACGTGTCGTTGTACGCCCACGTTGTAGTAGAGAACGTCTGCGGAGTATCCGTCACCGACAGATACGAGCCTCCGGGTGTGGATCGGTAGAGACGGAACTTATTGCCGGGGGCGTAGTCAATAAACGAAGGCGCAGTAAACTGCACAGATACCGACTGCATATACGTTGGCTGAACTACAACAGGAGGAGACGGCTTGGACTCCTCACCCCACTGGTTCACCATCGTGACGACGTACGCCCGTGCCTCCATGACGCCATACTTGAGCGTCAACTTCCAAGTGCCTGAACCAGTGCCAGCCTTAGACATCGTGGCTTCAACACCTCCGGGTACGGCGTCCGATCTGGATGACTCCGCTCCACTAGCCGCTGACAGGGAAAAGACTGTCGTACCCGTCGTCGCGTCGATCAGATCCACCCTTGCAGCGGGAGTAGCAGTTATCGGTGTCGATCCGCCGATCTGCGCTGCGCGGTAATTCAGGTACGCCCCGGGCGTAGTCTCCGGGCCGTCGGTCGGGGTAATAGTCACTACACCGGTAAACGTCGTCGACCCTACAACAACGGTAGAAGAATCTTGGATCACCGCGATCTGACCATCCAGCGGCGTGGCTTTGGATACTTGGTATGAGTATTCACCGTTGTCAACTGTCTGGTTAACAGACAGAGACGCCAGACGAACCGACCTAAGCGCCTCGCTCAACTCGCCGGTTGCCAGTGTTGTGGGGTCCGCGATAGTGAACGTGAACTCGGTGAACGGACGAACAGTTGTGTACGTGGTTTCGCTTTCCTCGTACTTTTTACCGTCCTTCTCGAAGTATGTGAACAGCTTGATGATCGCGTTTGGGTAATCAGGCAGCGAGGTTCTATCCAGCAGCGTGTAGGACGGAGCGGCTTCTACGGAAGGAACACCCGCCTTGTAGCTCACCGGCGGTTCACCGCCCTCGCTAACCATCGAAACGGTACTAGCCACCCTCATACCGCCATTCTGGGCGGTGTAGTACATGCGGTTGTACGCATCCCCAATGACGGGCCCTTTCCATGCTTTCGTCCGATACGGCCACGAGTAGAACGTCAGACCGTTCAGACTGAATACGGACTTAGCAAGGTTGGAGAGGGTAGTCAGCAGGAACGGAGCCGCCATTGGGCGAAGCTCTCCGTACGCAAAGTTGCAGTTGATCGCGGACTGAGCCTTGCCGTCAGGCAATTTATCCGCCGGTGTCCGGGGGACCTCGCCGTTAAACACTTTGGTGGAGAGGATCGTCATGGCAGTGAGTTACCGTTTTAGCGCCGCAGCGACAGCAGGGACAATCTTTTCATCGTCATCAAAGTTTATTACTTCATCCACTTCGATCCAAACTGCACAAGCGCAAACACGATGCCGACCGCGACCCAGACGCCCACGCCGCGATTGATCCACATGTGCAGCATCTTGTCGGTCTTGTTGTGCGCGGTTTGCAGGCTGGCGACATGGGTTTCAATCTTACCGATTCGCTCGCCTTGCGTCGATTGGCGTTCTTCGATCAGCACCAACCGCATCACTGCATCCGTCAGTTTGTCAACTTTGGATTCCAGCCGCTTGAAATCTTCGTCTGAGGTCATGTTTTGAAGTGGCATAGTTACTCGGGGAAACAAGCAAGTGCTTTTTCGTACCGATTTTTACGGTCAGCAAGTCCAATCAGACCGCCGTTGATGCGTTTGGTCAACAACTCAAATTCCCGTGCGTCGGCCATCGGAGAGCAGTTGTTGGACTTCCAGAACCATCCGGCAGACAACGCAGCAAACTCAGGCGTAAGCAGCAAGTCAGGTTCAGCAACAAGATCTTTGCCCAGCCCCTTGCTACATGCTGTGTAGTTTGACTTGCCAGTGAGTTGTTTCAGCCCCCGGCCCCGGTACTTCCAGCCTTCACCGCTTGCCTCAGAGCCGTTACCCATCCGGTTGCCATAGACGTTGTTGGCGATCTTCTCCGGCTGGCGGTGGTATCGCATCGCTACTTCCATCGACGGAAACCGACTAGGCCACACGCGCATGAGCGCTTCGGCGCTGTAGTTCAGGTTTTCAAGAAGCCGATTAAAGCCTCCTGACTCGTGAGCGCACTGCGCGAGAAACGCCGCAATTCGATTCGGGTTGTTGATCTCAAACCGATCACAAGCAGCCTGCACAGCAGGGAGCCACGTAGCAGCAGTCTCGGGCTTTACGCCAACGGCAACAAGGTGAGCAATCTCGATCATTTCTTCTCATCCTTGACACGGGAGCCAAAGGAGGAACCCAGCAAGAACGAGAACATCGAGGCCATCACAGTGCCCAGCATAAAGCCGAGGATGGTATCAGCGAACCGCACGTTTTCAGCCGGGATGGGGCCAAAGGTGATGTATGGAATGTACACCATAGCAAAGATTGACCACCCGCTGATGAAGAAGTAGGTGAACCGCCGCACGAACCAGTCTGAGGAGGACATGGCGTGTTTAGCCATATCTCGGGCGTTAGCCTTATCCTTAACTTCCTGCTCCACCATGAACTCAGCGTGCTGCATCGCCCGTTCGCGCAAGGAAGCAACATGCTCCTGCGTCATTTCTTCTTCAGGCTTGAGTTCTACCCCGAGTTTTTTCTCGACGTAATCAACGCCCTTTTCCAGCACGGCGTCGGCAATCTTAGGCAAGCCGTTAGAGATCAGGCCAGAGACGATAGAGGCGACGATTGGCAGCATGCTTATCCTTTCAGATTAAACGTCAGGTTCTTGTGCCGAGGGTAAGTCACTGTCCGCTCACCCTCTGGGCACTTGTACTTGATGGTCGCCAGCAGGGTGGCCTTTCCGGGATTTACGGGCTCTTTGTCCGAAATCTTCAGCATGTACGTGAAGGTGTCAATCTCAGGGCCAGCGGGGCCGGTGAACTTCGACATGCTGGGGGTGGCTTCGTGAATCAGACCAGCAGCATCTCGCACCGTCGGGGTGAAGCCTTCAACCGAGCAGTCGTCGCGCTTCTTGATCCGAGCTACCGTTACCTGCACAGGCTCACCAACCTTGGCGTCCTTGATGCTGAAGTGCTCCGGTGCCCACTCAATGATGCTGCGGTCAAACCATCCAAACTTATCCCCAGCGGTATACCCGCCAACTGACAAGGCAAACGAGGCAGTCAGAAACTGCACCACCGGGGTAAGTTTGGGGAACATGGCACTTAAAAATTTATGTTCGGGTTATGAATCTTATAAAGAGCCACCCGTAATCGAGGCCGCCGAGGCGCGGGTTTCGAGGGTTCTCGTGGTGGTGGCCGTGCATCCACTCCCCCGCAGCAGGTAGAAGCCATTCAAGCCACGGTAGGTCTCGGGCGACCCCACCCCGGTGCGTTGTCACTTGGTGAACGGCCCCCACAAGATGTGTGGTGCCCAATGGTGCTAAATATCCGTACACCAGAAGCTCGACCCCTCCAAGCGTAAACAACAGCGCAGCCCACCCCAAGATTAACAACAATCCGTACCTATGAGTCACAGCTACCGCCGGGTCTTTAACCAGATGCCGCACTCTCCAGCCTACCATGGGCACATCCCTGTACCGCTTGTAGATCAGATAGGACAGATCGACACGGTGAGGATCGCCGTCGGTGTCCGCGTGGACATGATGGGTGGTATGGGCAGCAGCCCACCCTAAAGCGCTGCCCTGCACAGTCAACGTAGAATAAAAAGCAAGCACCCAATGCCAGAACTGTGAGGTTTCAAAAGACCCGTGTGTAAAGTACCTGTGCAGGCCCACAGAAACTGCCAAGCTGCCGCACACATGCCCCGCAATCCACACCGCGACCCACCAAGGCGCAATTCCCTGAATAAGCCACGCAAACCCGATAGCGCAAGAAATCACTCCTGCAATATGGGCTACGGGGATCATCCACATTTGCTGCTTAAACATTATTAAATACCAATCCGTAGGTTTGTTCAGTGGCTTGAAAACCCGACTGTACGTTCACTGCTTTTATGTACGGATAACAGATCAATACTTTAGTGCCGCCTGTAAAACTATCCCCCGGATTAAGTCTAAGTGCAGATACATCTGGCAACTTGTTTTTATTAGTACCGGCAGTAATGCAAGCCCAAGTAGTATCCTCAGTAGCAGTCAGGGTGTAGTCCCCGGCGGAAATGTTTGGTTGTTCCTGTGAAAACCAACCCGGCACACGCGTTGACGTTACCACTCCGTCGCTATCTCTTGTTGCTACAACACGCCCAGATAACCAAATGCTTATATTGGGATTTTGAGATCTCGGAGTATCTTGAGGAACTTGCCAGCGCCACGTCTGACCCGCTTGCATCCGGCCGAAATACACTACCCAACCAAAAGCTGATTTAGGCACGAAATTCATGGGAGATTCACCGGCTCAAGTACGGCAACTGTTGATTGCGTTGCAGCCTGCGCATTAGGTACCAAAAAGCTGTAGTTGACAGGAGTGGCAGTTCGCTTCAACTTTAATAGGTTTATGTTTTTGGCATGGATTTGAGTTAAACCATCCACAAACGCCTGCCCACCATGATGCTCTACTAATTTCGCAACAAGATCTTCTTTAGTATTGCCCAAGGCGGCCGGCAAGGTACTGCTACTATCAAGAATCGCAGACCCCGCACCAATTGATGTTTCAACACCTTCAGTGGCAGTGAAAATCCAGTCAATAATTACTACATTACCATTCTGGTCAGCTTTAACAGCAGTTATATCAAATTGGGTGTGCATGTTAATAGTCCTATTTATGGCTTTTCTGCGCCATACAAGTTGCTGATGCTGATTTGGCCGGAAGTTGGGACACTGCCGTTGATGTTTACGGTCGTAGAACTGGATCTGGAGACTTCCCCTTGGTATTCTTCTCTTTCAGGGTTTTTTAAATAAAGTGTAACCCGAATAGTACCTCGGGTGTACGTGTAGTCTCCTATGGTTACCGTTACCGTTGAGGCCCCTAAGTAGCCGAGATATACTCGTACGTCGGCCCACCAAATAAAAACATAATCATTTAAATTATTCCAAGACCAATAATAATCCGCTCCAGATATAGCGTAAGACGGCCCTTCGGTTGTAGTAACCGTTTTTGTACTCGGCACCAGCCCGCCGCCACGGTAATACTCGCTCAGGCTGTGCGGTGCTGTACCACCCATTACACCGGCAATGTCGTTGATGCTCAGGGCACCTGATGACGGGAGAACTGCCATTTAGCGGGCCTCCAGTTCTTTCACGCGAGCCGAGAGTTCTTTAATAGCGGCAAACGCTAGTGCGCAGAGTTTTTCGTAATCCACGGCCAAGGTGCCATCTTCGCGTTCACGGACTGCCAACGGGAAGGCTGCTTGGACATCCTGCGCCACCACACCAAAGTCAGACTTCTGTACAAAGTAGCCGTCCGCACCGCCCTTAGACTCGATGTATTTGTCCGTCCAGTCAAACAGCTTCCCGCCAATCGCTTCTACAGCATCAACTGCACGGGGGATATCACGAATGTTTTCTTTGAGCCTACGGTCTGAAGAGTAATAGGCAGTGACGTTGTTGGTTGCGCGGATCTCTCCAGCAGTCCCAGATGCCGCTGTATCTACGCCTAATGAGTTGACTTGGTAGTTGTTCCCAGTTGCGAGCCCATTGGCGGTAGTCGCCGTTGTCGCAGTGGCTGCATTACCGCTGATACTCCCCGAACCGGTGATGTATGTGCTCGTGTCCAACGACCACGTGTCTGCGGCGGTCTTTTTAAGAAAACCGGAGGTTCCGGTCAGACCGGCGATTGCGGTTAGGTCAGCATCAAGCGCTTGTGCATCAGTGATTCCATACCCGGACAGCGTTGTCGGGTTCGTCCCGCCGGTTACGCGACCCTTGGCGTCAACCGTCACGCTTTTGTACGTGCCGGCCGTAGCGCCGCTGTTGGCCAGCGTGAGGCTAATTGCCGTAGAGCCTGAGCCGGTGGCGTCGCCAGAGACCGTGATGCTTTGGTTGCCGGTCAAGTAGCTGTTGGTGTCGAGCGACCAAGTATTTGCTGCGGTCTTCTTCAAGAAACCAGTGGTGCCCGCCAATCCCGCAATTGCGGTCAGATCGGCGTCGAGCGCTTGTGCATCAGTGATTCCATACCCGGCCAATGTAGTCGGGTTGGTTCCGCCGGTCACGCGCCCCTTGGCATCGACCGTCACGCTCTTGTACGTGCCGGCCGTAGCGCCACTGTTAGCTAGGGTCAGCGAGATCGAGGTAGCACCCGTGCCGCTCGCGTCGCCGGTGACCGAGATGCTTTGGTTGCCGGTTATGTACCCACTGGGATTGGCGTTGCTATACGGCGTAAACCCAAGCGCGGTTGTGACTTGGGTCGATGTGAGAGACCCGGTGTACGTCGGAAGATCGCCAGACGCGAGGGACGCACCAGAAGTAACTCGGCCTTTAGCGTCGACTGTAACCTTCGGGTAAGTGCCAGCCGTGACACCAGAAGCTGCAAGCGCAACAGAAATGCTTGTGGTTCCAGATCCGGTTGCGTCGCCAGACAGGCTAATGCTTTGGTTGCCTGTGAGGTACGTGCCTGTGTCCAGCGACCATGTGTCCGCAGCGGTCTTTTTTAGGAAACCGGACGTGCCTGCGAGCGTCGCGATCGCAGTCAAGTCAGCGTCGAGTGGTTGGTATGCAGTGCTGGCCGTATACGCGGCCGTACCAAGAGTTCCGCCACTACCGATATTCAGCGTAGAGCCGTCAATGCCAGAGAACGTCAGGTTGTTGTTGACCTGAAGCGTTTTTGCGGTTGTGCCGCCGCCGACGGAGAAACCGGTGGCGTTGGCCGTCAGAGTCAGACCGTTGTAGGTCTTGCCAGTCAGCGAAGTCGGGATATCCCCGTTGGCGAGTGTGCCCCATGCGGGGGCCGTGGTATTCGTTCCGTCTCCAGTGGACGAAAGGAACTGCTTCGCCGTGGTCGTGTTACCAGCAAGGCGAGCGTTGGTGTTTGCACCGCTACCGTAGATCAAGTCGCCAAGAGTAGTAACTGGAGATAGCGCATTGAAACCGGCGGCCTTACTGGTAGCACCAGTCCCGCCGTAAGAAATACCGATCGCACTACCCTGCCATGTGCCGGCGGAGATAGTCCCAACCGTAGCGATCGTAGTGGACCCGACAGAAGGAGCGTACGCAGAAGAAGCAGTGTAGGCGGCAGACCCGAGGGTGCCGCCCGAGCCGATGTTCAGCGTCGAAGAGTCCGTACCGGACAGCGCCAGCGTGTTGTTGATCGTCAGCGTTTTGCTGGTTGTGCCGCCGGCAATAGTGAACCCTGTGGCGGCAGCGACCAAAGTCAAACTGTTGTACGTTTTCCCCGTGAGCGCCGTTGGGATGTCGCCGTTGGCAACGCTGCCCCACGCGGGCGCGGTGGCGTTAGTTCCGTCCCCAGTGGACAAAAGGAACTGCTTCGTCGTGGTCGTATTGCCGGCGAGGCGAGCGTTAGTGTTGACACCGCTGCCGTAGATCAAATCGCCTGTTGTGGTAACCGGAGACAGTGCGTTAAACGCGGCGGAGGCTGTGACCTGCCCGGTACCGCCTTTTGCGATCCCGATGGTCGTGGCATTCCACGTGCCGGTGGCAACTGTACCTAGTGTGGTAAGGCTCGTAGATCCAGCCCATGTAGACACGGCCGTGTTCTCGACGCTACCGAGCCCGACATCCGACTTGGATACCGCTGACCACGAAGGGGCGGCCCCGTTAGTGCCGTTTCCCGTTTGCGAAAAAAACTGTTTGGTCGTCGTGGTGTTCGGGGCGAGCAACGTAGTGGTACTGGCACCCGACTGATACGGTACGGACCCAAGAAGGGTAGTGCCGTTGCCGCCAGAAAGGTTCGTAGCGGTCGTAGCGCTAGTAGCACTAGTTGCAGACCCGGCCGAGCCGTCGATATTTACCCCGTTAAGGGTCAACGACGCTGAACTGCGATTCAAAGCTACAGACGTAGTTCCAAGGAACATAGTCTGATTGTTAAGCGCCAACGTCCCGGTAGTGGACGGGAAGGTGATTGTGGTCCCGTCGGTACCTGCAAACGTGAGGCTGTTGTTGAGCGTCAGAGTCTTGGACGTAGTTCCACCGGCTACGGAGAACCCCGTGGCGTTGGACGTAAGCGTCAGACCGTTGTAGCTCTTACCCGTCAGCGCGCCCGGGATGTCCGCGTCCACAAGCGTCGATGCAGACCACGTGTCCGCAGCCGTACGGCGAACAAAACCGGTGCCTGTCAGCCCCTCAACACCCGCGAGGTCGTTGGCAAGACCGATAGTAGGATTGCCAGATACCCCATCACCGTTGGTGACAGTGATACCAGCCACTGGGGCAGTGAGCGATCTGACCGCAGCCGTGCCAGTGCCAGTACGCGCAACCAAGCCGTTGGCAGAGAGCCCGGCCACTGCCGTAAGATCAGAATCTAGCGGCTGATACCCGGACGACAAGTCAGAAGTAAGAGCGATCGTCCCACTAGCATTTGGCGCTGTAAGCGTTCTGGTGTTGCCGGTGGCGATGCCAGACACCTCGAACTTCAACTGCTTCGTTGTATCCGCGTTGTCCTGAATCGTAGTACCTGAGTCCAGAGACGTCAGGGTAACGCCCGAGATGGTTCCACCGGTAATGTTTACGCTACTGGCGGCCTGCGTAGCCATCGTACCAAGGCCAAGATTTGTACGAGCAGTAGACGCGTTGGACAAGTCCGAAAGATTGTTGTCCTTCTGCAAAGGCTGCTCGGCGGATGCAGCAGTAAAGCGATTTTCGGCGTAGCACGTAGTGGTGCCGTTGCGCGCCTTGGCCGTCGTACCATCTTGCGCTCGCTCAATCGTCCAAGCCGTACCAGAAACGGCTGTGACTTTTATAATCTCGATGTTTACTTCGACCGCCGGATTCCCGGAAAGCTCGTACAACGTAGCGTAAAAATAGTCGCCGGCAGAAGGTACGGGAAACCCGGTAGAGCTTGCGACATTGATGCTAGTTTGCGTGGTGTTGACCGCGCCGGAAACCGTCGTGCTCGCGTTGTTCTTGAACAGCAATGTCATGTCAGTAATCCTTCACACGAACAACGAACTCAACTTGTTTAATACGCCCGGCGTTGGAAGTCGCCGTAAGAGTAATCTTGTACTTTAACCCGTCGGTACCGCCGGACAGCCACTGCTTGATCGTGGTGCCGCTGTCAATCACGAAGGTTGGGCCTAGTGTAAGCCCTGTCGGAGTAACGGCAACACTCAAAGGAGATGGTACTGGCGGGTTGCCAGAAGATACCAAAGTGTCGCCGTCGGTGAGGAACTCTGAGAAGTCGACATCATAGTCGAGTGACTCCGCAGGTTGCTTGTAGAAAGTGCCGAGAATCACAGAGTTACCTCCATGCGCCGGTCAGACGCAGGAACAATCATGAGTCGTTCAACCGGTGCGGGAGCCGCAACCGCGTAGTCAGCCGCCGCCGAGAACGCAACAGCTTCGGCTACTGTCGTAGCCGACATTCTAAATTTGCTTGCAGCCGACGCCGCGTTTTCTGCGAAAGCCAAGCCGAAAGCCACTAACGGCATCCGCCTACGCAAAGCAATCTCGGAACAAAACGCGGTGGCGACCTCTGGGTTTGGGTACGCCAGTCTGAGGCGAACAAGAGTCGGAGTTGACGTGACCGCAGCGGCTGTAGTAAGGGCCGACCGCCGTAGATTAACCCTCGTCGATACGGACGATACGGCAGTAGCTACGGTCTCTGCATGTGGACTAATGCGCGAAGCGACCGACGCCTGCGAAACAACCTGAGCAACGGTCGACGCAGATCGCTGCGGCTTGCGACCGGCGAATGCGCTAGTTGTAGCGGAACACACGACACTGGCAGACCGACGCAACCTCGTGTCTGCCGATACAAACGGCACGGCGGCCCCGGAGGTAACTGCGGTCTTGAACGTCTTAGCGAACGCAACAGCACTGACGACGGCAGAAGCCTGCTGCTGCGCAGAAAAACGGTACCGAAGCCCAACGCTCACTTCAGGCCATGCCAGAACTTCTTGAGGCACGGCGGTGACACGAATTTTTGATAGCGCAGTTGCCTGCGTTACTGCGGAACATGCTGTGGTAGCGCCAAGCTGCATCCGCGCTTTGGCAACTATGTTTGGAGTCGACGCTACAGCATTAGTTGCCGCAGAAGCAGTTCTTAAAATGTACAGCGAACCACCGATGGTGCCGGATATCTCAACTGTGCCGAGCAGTTGAATTACGCTGAGGCCGGTCTCAGTCGCAGGGAACGATAAGTGATTTATCGCACCTGAGTTAATAGGCCCATGGTGGGCGCCGTATTGGCTCATTTGATCGTGATAACCAAGCTGCCTTCGGGAACAACAACGCTGTCACCGGTTCCAATCAAACGAGCGCTGGACAACACCCCGGAGTACAAGATGTTGCCATCCCCCCTTACGGCGCTGTCCCAAATAGCCCAGTTCGTGATCAACTGTGCGGCAGCACCTGTCGAGGCTGGAAACGTAACGGCGGACCCGTTCGTCACAACAATGTCGACGTTGCCGTCAACCGTCTCGGCGGAAACGTCGGCTGTCAAACTGTTTAGCGCCCGCCTAGCGTACCCAGCATAATCGGCTTCTGTGCCGTATGTTGCGTCGCTGGGTGCGCCAGAATGAAGGGCCAAGTACAGAGTCGTAGGAGCAACAAGAGACTCCCGCACGGGGTTCAACGTGCTGTTAAACAGCCCAAGAGCTAGGTACTTGGATAGTCCGGCCATTTTAGGTCAGCGAGATGGACAGTTGACTAGCGGGAATAACCACAACGTCACCTGATTGAACCGAGCGACTTGAGGACAGCGACCCCGAGTACATCAAATATGCGCCGGTTCCAAGACTCTGGTCAGACCAGATAGCCCAGTGAGTAACAGTTTGGGTCGTGCCCGTGGACGCAGGAAAGTTGATATCCGCAGTATTGGTCGCCGTGATGGTCTGCTCAGGGGCAGTACCGGTCGTGGAGGACGTCATCACGGAGGCAATGTTGACCCTAGCATAGCCAGAGTACGTGGCCTCGTTACCGGCCGAATTATCGTCCGGTGCTGCGGTGTGCAGCGACATCCAAACGCCGGGCTTGGCGGTCAGACTAGTGCGTGAGGACGCCAACGTGGCGTCGAAAATTTGCTGCGCGAGGGCTTTGGAAAAACCGGGCATGATGGCTCCTATGGGTGCCGAGGTTGAACTCGCAACGAGGCGACCGTTAGTGCCTTGTTAGCGTCGATTTTAGCCTTCGTTGCCTCGACGCGGTACATTTTTTCGCGCGCCATAGAAGCATCGGGGCTAGTGAAAGGCTGATTTGGGATTGCGTACACGCGGGAAAGCGCTCCGCTCACCAAACCATCGAAATACCGCTCCATCATCTCTCTGTCTGCACTGTTGGCAGTGCGTTTAGGAGCGATGGCGACGGTAAGAACTAGAGAGGCCGCATCAGTGTCTTTCGGCACTGGGCTCAGAACTACTTCAGCAGCGTTGTCATGGCTAAACGCCTGCGGCGTCCCGGACATGCTGCTAAGGTTCTTGAACTGAAAACGGTTCTTGGTCGAAAAACCCATCGGCCATAGCGGAGAATCGTTATACCACGCCGCCACAACCGAAATCGGCTCGGTGCCGTTAGGCACTTCGACTTGGTACGAAGCCTCGCCCGCTGCGACATCCATCGGGTCGCTGGTGTACTTCCACCAGTGCGTACGGCGGCAAAAGTCGATACACGTCAGCTTCACCGCGTGCTGCGCCACGTGCTCGGGGCAGTGCGGCGCGTACATGATGACGTCCCGCACGAGACTGCTGTAGTCCTGCATCGTCATTTGAGCGTACCTTGCACAGCAGGGTTAGCGGGGGAAAGCCCTTGCGCCGGATTGAGCGCGGCATCTCCAGCGGCTTTGCCAGCCAACGCATCTTTGAACGCCCCGTAGTACGAAGCGGCTTTGCTGCCATCAGCAGACACATAGTCAGTGTCTTTGCTGTACGCACGGTACATCATGTAGTTGAGAACGGCAGCTTGGTACGCGTCCTCAATCTCAAGAGTCTGGCTTTCGTTGGTGAGAACAGAAGGGAGCTTGGCGTACACAACAACAACGCTACCAGCCCCGGTATTGGGCGGAAACACGCTGAAACGACGGCTGTCCTCAATGTCGTACACGCAATTTTTAACCTGCGCAGTGCTGGGTGCGGTGTACCAATCGTAGGGGCCCGCATCCAGAAGCTCACGAGACACCATACGGATCGCAGGACCGTTGGCGTTTCTAGGTACGTCAATGAGTAGGGATGCCGCCGCAGGAAGTTCTTGCGACGTGCCGGAAACCAAACTGATGGTCTCACGCGTGACGTTGGCCGCAGGGGAAAACGAAACGACCTGAGACTGCGCCTCGTTGAGCCAGCCAAGAAGCTCGACCCGAGCCCACGTGACGTTGCTCGTGTCCTCCAGCAAGTACGCGGCGCGGTCGATTAGTGTCGCGGCGGTGATGGTACCCATATCACTCCCATGAAAGCGCCCGGGAGTTACCCGGGCACCTCATTACGCGCTAACTAAAGCAACCCAGTTCGTCGGCGAAACCGCGACAAACATAGCACGCTGACCCGTCGTCATGGCGAGCGCAGCATTGGGGGACAGTGCATTGATGACGCCGCCAGTAGCGGGGTAAACCGCCGTCGAGTTGGCACCAGCGTTATACACGATCACGGAATCACCGGCGTACACGCCGGCCGGCAGACGAACACCGGTAGAAGCAGTGGCGCTGCTGGTGCCGATGACGTTGATTTCGCCGGTAAGCGCGACAGCCAAAGCCTGACTATTGTTGCCAGCGGCTACGGTGATACCCGTAACTACGTTGGCAACAATAGTACCAGCCCATTCGCCTCGCTGTGAGACATTAACTGAACTAAGCCCGAAAGACATAGCGTTCTCCTAGAGTTGCGAGAGCGGGGAGGGTTTTACCCCTCCCCCACCCATCAGCCGGCGATGTAGCCGGTGGTGAACGCCTCAGCCTTGACAGCCTTACGACCATACACCATCAGGCCGCGCACAAAGTCGCCGAAGTCGTTCGGGTTGCGAACGGTCTCGACCTTGTTGATCTGCGACGCGAAGGTGAACGCGGTCTTGTGACCAGCAAGGATGGTGTGCCGCTTGACCTTACCGGCATCAGCACCGCCAGTGTAGTTCTGGTTGGCCGCTGCACGGGGCAGCAGGTTGCTCAGGTACACGTTGAAGCGGTCGATACGCCCGATACGGCCGTTGCGAAGCACCGACTCGCTGTCACCCATGAACTGAGCTTGCGCGAGGTTGGAGTTCATCAGAAGCTGACGCTCGTAGGGGGTGATGATGAGCCAACGATCGGTCTCGGGGATGTTCTGCTCGTCGAGGATGGTAGCCATCCCGGTGATGAACGACAGGATGTTGCCGCCGTTCAGGGTGACCGGAGAAGCGTCCGTACCCATGTTGTAACCAGCAGAGATGACACCGGCGGTGGCACCCACGTTGGCGGCAGCGGCCTGATTGAACACGGCCAGCCAGCAATCGGTGTCGACCGAGATCTTCAGTTGGTTGCCGGCGTCGGTGGAGAACATCTCCATCAGGTTCGGCTTGGCCTGATACTCAAGGACATCGTTCACTTGGAACGCGAAATACTTGCCCTTGTCGATCGTCAGTTCGATGGTGTCAGGAGTCGGCACCTGATACGTAAGCGCGGTACCAGCAACGTAATCCGAGACGTTCAGCGTCGGGATGTTGTTGATGATGACCTTATCGCCCATGTTCTGAACGTCGCCTTGCCAGTTGGTGTTGGCGATGTCACCGAAGGTGGTGGCGGCATAGAACTTTGCATTCATCTTGGCCGACCAGATGGTCGGGATGAACGTGCCCGAATAGGTCGGGCTGGTGGTGAAGTTGGCGTTCGGGAACGTCCCGCTAGAGGACGTCGAGAAGGTAGTTGCTGGGGTAATCGTTGCCATGATTGGCTCCTAAGTCGGAGCCGCGCATTACGGGGTTACTCGCCCTTCAGCAAGCGCGGCATTGAGTTCATTCTCAAGCGCCGCCGAATCATCGTACTGCCGTGCTTTACCCATCCGTACAACCCGATCCATCTCTGCCGCAAACTCCGCTGCCGAGTAGACCCGCTTGCCTTGAGGCGTCGCAGTAGCAGCCGCCGATTTCGACGGTGCAACCTGACGCTGTAGTTCGGCCTTCTTTGACGGTTCTGGCGCGGGTTTCTTTCGCGGGTCCATCTGCGGGTGGGCAGAGAGGAATGTCTCGAACACTTCCAGTGCACGAGCCGCATCCACCTCCTCAGCGGCAGTCAACAGAGCATCATTCCACGTCGCCCGGGTTCCCGGGACACGGGTCTGAAGCCACTGCTGGCATTCAGGAGTGGCTTGGATGGCTTCCCATGTGGACAGTTGCCCGTCCAGCGCCGCGTAGAACCGCTCCTGAGCGGTCTGTGCTTGGGTTTGAGCCACAGTTCCAAGTCGTTGGTCCTGAGCCGTGAGTCGTTGCGTCAGATCCTCGATCTTGCCCATCAGGAGCTTTTCGCGCTCGCCAAACTGTTCCTTGGCGATCCTCCGGGCCAGATCAATCAAATCGGTGCCAAATGCTTCAGCGTCTTTGTCAGTAACCAACTGCGACGTGGCCGGCTCGCTGGGTTTTGCCGAGGAACTTCCGTCGAGACGCTCGATTGCGGCTTGCAGTTTTTCGACCAACTCAGCGTTCTGAGATTCGGCCTTCTGCAACCGGGCATTGGCGCTTTGCCACATGCCTTGCAGCGACTTGTATCGCTGCTCCAACTGAGCAAACTCATCTTCCTTCGGCGCAACCGCGTGCTCTGGCTGCGGTGCTTCGGATACCGACTGGGCTTCAGTCGTTTCAGGCTGTTCTGCAACTTCCGTAGCGTCCTCAGCCGGGGGCTGGAACATCTGCTTGTGGAGTTGGTCGGCAGCGTCTAGCTGCGCCTGAATTTGTGCTGGGAGACCCATAATTTACCCTTGCCGGCTGCGTGCTCGGCTCTCAAGTTTAACCACGAGGTCGGGAGCTTCCTCCAACGCCTCAATCAAATTCTGGAGTGCATCTGCGCGTCCCTGAAACCGGCGGATCGTGGATTCAGCATCAGCCGATACCAAGCGATCCTTCACGTCCATCAGCGCTCGCGCCGCGTACTCCATAAAAACCTTGCCGTCGTCCGACCGAGCGAGTCTAGCTAGGGCCAGAACTTCTTTGTCGGTCGGTTTTGTCAGCATGTACTTATTGTACAGGCTAACGGGTCGGGTTTGTCAACGCCCTTTTGCAAGGCATTTGCCAGCGGCTTTGCACTTCGCCGGCGACTTGCAGCCTGCACACGTTTTGACAGCGCCGCCGTTCATGTACCGGCCGCCTTTTTCTGCCATTTCACCGCGTTTGTAGGCCGCCGGGGGCATGCGCTTCTCCGCACGCTCCTCGGCCTTGCTTTCCTTGTTCTTAAAGGGGTTTGGCTTGGACATTTTGTTCACGAAACGCTCCTTACTGGGGCTGGGGGGTGAAATTATCGGTTGTCGGAGCGCCATTTGCGAGCGATTGACCCGATCCCGACGGTCCTGTGGCTGGTGTAGGGGTGTTTGGGCCCCCCTGTTGCCCGTTTTGGGCCTGAACAGCCGCCAGATTCTGCTGGAGCATGGTCATGAGCTTAACTTTGTCCAGATTCGGGACAATTTTGTCCACATTGGGCATATCTAGGGTCTTAGCAGCCTCCCGGAGCAGGGTTGCGATGCCTTCCATACCCACAATTTGGCTCAAAACCGGGTTACTAGACACGATTTGGAGGAACTCATTGCGCCGAACCTGCGCCGATTCCTTCAGCATGATGCTGGTAGCCCCGCGAGCAACCACGCGGACATCGCCCTTGAGTTCCTCATCGTCCGAGAACTGCATATTGTGGTCGTACAGACGCTCAATGATGGGCTTGATGATGTCCATATCGACGTTTGCGACCACCTGTTTGATGGTCTTGGACGCGTTCCCAAGCAACATGGACAGGCCAGAAGCTGTTCTGCCAGCGCCGCCCGAGGGTGACTCGCCCGTCATGTAGCGGGGAATACCTGAATCCTCATCCGCGCGCACGGAGAAGTGCTGGAAAATGGTCATCAACTCCTGCGCGTTGCTCTGCGGCTGGAAGAATTTGACCGGATCAGCACCGCCACCCATGGGATCGGAGGTAACCTGCCAGATCTTCCACGGGTACATCTCAGTCACGTCCTCGCCCGAGGGCAGTCGATCGACGTTGACGTACGCCTGCGGGCCCGAAGAAATGCCCATGTTGTTGGCGAGCGCCCGGGCTGCGGCATTGCACATGCGCTGCGAGTCGGCGCAGAGGTCGACTACGCTGTTGCCCCAGAACACGCCGGGAACTCGCTCGTACGAAGAACCGTACATCGGCTTACGACCCAAGGGATCGTAGTTCAGCGTGGCCTTGATCACCCAGTGGCCGATCAACCAGATCTCTGCGTGGTACTCCTTGGCAACGTCGGGGATCTGAGCCTCGTCCATCCCCCAGTCGCGCAGCATCTGACCGCTCACCGGGCCGTACATCTGCAAGGCGTCGATGGTGGCTTCCGCGTTCATCATCGCGTAGACGGTATTGCGCCCCTCGACCTGCGCCCGAGACGTATCCACCATCAGCCACTCACGCAGACCGCCACGGCCGTACTCATCGAGCACAGCACGGATCGCTTTGTCGTCGTAACCCTCAACGCCGATCAGTTCGGTCAACTGGCTGCGCGCAAGACGGTGCCTGCGAATCAGCGGCAACGGGTCGTTGACGTTAGTCATGGCGGGGTGGGGGTAGACGTCGAACGGACTAACCCGCTCCCACTCCTCAACTAGTGCCTCGTCAAACACCGGCCCCCAGCGCCCGGTCGCGGGGTCAGTCTCCCACCGCAACTGAGGTTTGCGACGAATGACGGGCCCGGCAAGGAACGCCGTGGGGAACGTGGTGACGTCATCCACGAACTCATTGAGCGCCTGAAGGAACCCGCCCTCTACAAGCTGGTCCTCCATTTTCTGCTCCATGCGCTCGGCCTTTTTCACGGCCTCCTCACGCAACTGCACGACAAACTCGTCGCGCATCTGGGTCATGATCTGGCGCAGTGTTCCTTCATCGGGCATGTTGCCGGTGGTCATCAGGTACTGAGCCAGCATCTGCGTGGCTTTCCCTTTGACCTCCTCGATGAGCGTCGGCGACATGGTGGGCATCGGCGTGGGCATGATCGTCCACGGCTTTTCTTCCCGCACCGCAACAACGACGTCTCGCAGCCACGAAGCTGCTGCCCGACACTTGGTCGAGCCGATCATCATATAGATCTCGCTGCCGCCCTGTTTACGGATACGCTCCAACTCGTCAGGGTCGTACTCTCCCCGGCGGACGCGCATGTTAGCCAGCATCCGTGGCTCGACAGTCTGTTCTTTCGCCGTGCGGCAGATCTGCCAGACGGAACGGACATGGCCTGCCAGTCCTTGAATCGGGGCGCTCTGCTGGCCCATGTCGGCTTGCCGTCGCTCCTCCGCCGCCAACTGGGCGGCACTAGCTACGGGCAGGAATCCGCCGATAGACATATTTGGCGAACTGCCGCCGGTCTGCTCAGGGGACGGGAGACCAAGCATAATATACCTTACGTACTAGAACGTCATGAGTAATGGTAACTCACTTTTTTGACGTCGCGTCGAGTTTGTTGAGTTGCCCAGCCCAGTGTGCTGCCGTTGTCGGCGTGCAGGCAGAGATATTGGCAGGCATCTGCCACGTCACTCCACGGGTGGTTTTTCTCAGGACTCTCGTCGACGTCACCTTTAGTGCTGACTTTGTACCGGTACCGCCCGCGAAGGGCTGAGATCAGCGACTGGCAAGACTCTTTGTTCACCAAGAACGCCGGTTTCCCGTCGACCGTACGGGTCAGGAACTGGTCAACCGCAGCGATGCGAGCCGGAATTGCGTTAGTCCGCGCGGCCTTGATAGCGAACCCTTCGGCTTTGAACATATCCATCACAGTGCGCTCGTCCGTCTGGGCCCGCTGCTGCGCCGCCGGGTCGATCACGACGGTTACTTTATACCCAGCGTACTTGTTTGCCAATAGCGGTTTGAGTTTCTCCCGAATGAACCGGAGTGCGCCCATACTCTCGCTGATCAGAGCGTCGTGGACGATAACTCGTCCTTGGTAGTCGACCTGTCCGATCACGGCCGCCGGGCTCAAGCCAGCGTCCACTCCGATGATCACTCCCGCGCCAGACAGAAGCTGTAGTGGGGTCTTGGAGACGTGCGTGTCGGCTGTGAACGCTTTGAACACGGGCTTGCCCGCTAGTGACGCTCCGAACTGACCATCCACGTAGACGCTGATCCAGTCCTCGTCTTTACCTTCGCACAGGTTCTCGTAGTACCCATCGGGGAGGTGCTGCACCCAGTCAGCCTCCGGGCTTCTGCCACTGGGCTGGAACGTGACGTGCATGTTGTTCGGCGGCTCGGTCAGCAGGTTCTCCCAGAACGTATCCGCGTCAGGTGGGTTAGTCGCCCCCCAGACTTTGTGGATCTGCTTACCAGAGTCGTCGCACGCCCCCACGCCGTTCATCGTCTTGTCGGGGTATCGTCCCAGACGGCCGGTCAGTGCGTTGTAGATATCCGGGTGGATCTCTCGGAACTCGTCGAGCATGCCGAATGTCAACTGAAGCGACAACAGCCGACGCACGTCGTTGGCGTCATCCAGCCCCCGGAACAGCACTTCGCACTGCACGTCGCCAAATTTGAGCAGGAACTTGGAGTTGGTTTTCTCCAAGATGCCCGCCTGCCCGTCCGGGTACCACTTCAAAAAGTCAGGGATCGTCGTGTCCCACAGCATCTGGCGGGTGTTTCGCACCACCGCGATCCGGCTTCTACGGATACCGTCACGCCCTGCTTTGACTCGCTGCGCCTCGTAGGCGATCTTCATCAGGCTGGCTGTGGTCTTGGTCGACCCAACGGGTCCCACGATGAAGTTTGAGAACTTGTCGGCTTGGATGAACGGTTCGGTGCTTGGTACGGGGATGTACAGCAGACTCATGGTTCGTCGTACGCCAAGTCAGAAAGATTCATCGTCGTTTCTTTCTGTAGAAAGGCAGGCGGAGCCGGCAGCACTTCTTGGGCTTCCACGTCAATGACGGACGACGGCGCGTACCCGGGAGCCGCGTTGCTGAACTGGATCGTGATGGAGAACTTCTCTTGGACGGCGGTGTTCACGTCCAGCTTGTCAAGCCCACCAACAGTCCGAAGGAACTTGGCCGCCTCCAGCACACCACTAAGTGTGGCGTTCTCGCTCTTGGCCCGACGGTAGATATCCGGCAGCAAGTCCTCGACCATCAACCGCGCCTTAGCCACCACAGCGTAGTTGACGTCTTTCAGTTCCTTGCGCTTTTGGAGGATCGCCTGCTTGACGTGCGGCATCTCCAGCATCTCGGCCAAGAACTGTGGGTCGAGTCCGTAGTTTGCGGCCACCACATGGGGTGGGTCGACCTGCGCTGCCAAGTCGAATACGAGCTTGGGATCGAGGCTGAGTAGTTGGGATGCTTGTGTCATGGTTCGATGGTAACGAGGGGCGGGGCGATTAGCAAGTGTTAACTAGGTTTACATGTAGGTTTTGGAGACCTTGTTATGTACGGCATACCTAAGCCGGGGGTGGGGCGGGGGTGGGCCTTGGACCCATGGCAGGGGGGTGGGTCGGGTTGGTCGTGGCAGCATGGGCTAGGTCGCACAACCTGACGCGCGTGTCGGAATGTACGCTTGCATTGTCGCCTTGATTGTGGTCTAATATGCATGTGGTCGTTTTGGCCACGCATTCAATCATTCAAAGGCAAAAAGATGGAAACCAAAGCAATCGAAAGCACGCCCGTTCGCGCGTTTGGCATCGAATTGAAAACCGCTAGCGATGCCGGCTCAGTGTATGCATTGGCCGATGGTGCGACCGATACGGTCTTGAAATTCTATGACGGGCTCATGGGAGCAAAACCGACGTTTACCGTATGGGAGGCTGCGCGCCTTTCATGGCGCGCTGGTTTTGCCTCGCAGCGTGAAGGCGTGAAAGCCAATACGATAGATAAGGCTTGGTCACGGTTCGCAACCGGTCTCACTGCCGAAAAGCCGAAAGCCGATAACGCGAACGCGGCACGCGTTTCGTCTGCGCGGGTCGACCCTTTCAAGGGAAAGCCGGTAGAGGAAATAAAAGCCGCGCGCGAAGCGGCCGGAGCAAAAATCGCGGCCGGCGACGTCAGCAAGGAAACCGCGAAAGAGTACAGGCAAGCCGTCGATGCCGAAATCAATGCGCGCAAAGAAGAAGAAAAGGCGGCCGAAAAGAAGAAAACCGAAGCACTAAAGCCGCGCAGGGACGCTATCCGCGAACTAGCATCGAAAGCCGATGACGATACCCTGTCGCTGATCGAGGCGGCCGTTGAAATTCGATCGGCCGATGCGGCCACCCGTGCTCGCGCATGGGCTCGCCTCACTGAGGCGGCCGGCGAGATTGCCAAGCCGACGAAAGGCAAGACCAAGTAAACTGACATTGCAACACCGGCCCCGCTTCGGCGGGGCTTTTTTTCGCCCGTACATTCTGACCGATCGGTCAGGCTGTGCAAACCTAGTTTGCTCATGTAAACCCTGTAAACTTTACACTGTAACCCTGCTTTGCAGGGATTGATGATAGGTCGGCCACACGCCACAGGCACCCGGCAACGGGCGTTTACGCCACAAATAAAGCTATGAACTGGTGTACGCCAACGGTTAACCAACTTGCATTATTCATAATTTACAAGATTATTTTCTAATGTACCGGGTAATGGAAAAGACAGACTTGTAAACCCGAGAGCGCGTTGGACGCGCAATCCATCTCGTGGTTTTTTGTGTAGCCTGTAAATAGTTGCGTATGGCTTTGTCATCGTAAACTTACATTTCCCCACTTTTCAGCGTTACTCCCCCCCTCTTTTTTCCGTGTTGTAATAATAGAATGTAAAATTAAACCGAGTTAACACCCACTCTTTTCCCTTTACAACCGCCCCGCTGGCGGCCCCGACCTAGACGACTCTCACAGACCCACAAATAAAGTTCGCTCGTCGCACAGACACTACAAATACGGTACGAACAGCGCCACAAACACAAGCAAACACACTTGACACGACACTTGACATCTGCGATAATATGTTGTGGTCGTTCGTCTGTTGAACGGCCCGCAGCAAGACCCGCACAACCTGACAACACCGTCAGAATGTTCTGTTAACTCACTTACTGGAGAACATGCAATGCCGCTTTGCAGTCCCTGTCAACTTCGTGGCGACGAGACGCCCGTCGACCCCGCCCGATGGGAACTCGGTTATCACACATGCCTGCCATGTGGCGACTCGCAGGCCAAGCAACGGGCCAAGACCCGCTGTGTTGTGCCACTTAACAAATCCAACTACATCCACGTGACTGACTACACCCTGCTGGCCCAACTCAACCCCAAGAGGACAACCTGACATGAACACATACCGAGTAGACCGAGCGATGTCCCTTGTTACCCCGTGCGGCATGAACTCGATTTTGTACATTGGCGACAGCGCATACGAGGCCGCCAAAGTCTACAACTACGCCGATCCGGGCAAGGACGCGTGGAACCAACCGAACGCCGCGTATGGCGTCATCTTGTCGGTGTGGAACCCCGACGCCAACGATTACCGCATTAAGCGCAGCAAGGGACTGTGACCATGAGCCAACGACGCAAGGAAGTCGTCGCTTTAGCGTGGAATGGACTCGTCCACAACCTGCGGCGCATGGAGCGCACGACGCTCGAACTGATGCGCCATCCTGAAGCAACGGACAAAGACGTCATGGCTGCGGCCAACAGTTACCGCGACGCGTACCGACGTATGCGAGAGACCGAGCACAAGGTGCAGACCTTCACGGGTTCGCACTTCCTGCTTGCCAAACTGACCCCGAACAAGGACTCGAAGTGATCGACCGAATCATTCTCTGGCTCTGCATCGCCCTCTGGCCACTGGCTCTGTGGCTGGCGATCAACACCTGAAACCCCGCACAACCTGACATCCGCGTCAGGTTGTGCACAACAAAGGAAACAAACCATGTTCGCAATCAGCACCCGAGACCTGCCCACGCTTGGCAGTTATGAATCCGCCCGCATCCAGTGGGATCGCGGCCACCAGTGGCGCAAGGGAGACCCCAACGTCCGGGCCATCAACGATGGCGGACGGCCGAACCGCAACAAGACCATCGTCAAGTACGACGACGGGCGCATCGCTGCCCGCCTGCACAGCACGGACCTTGTGACCTACTACCCCGACGGTCGGGTGGTACTCACCCGGTACGACAGCCAATCCTCCAGCGAGTTCATCACGGCAGTGTGCCCCTATGGCATGTACGCATCCATGCGCCGGGGCTCGTTGTGGTTCCACTGTCATGAAGGGTGGGTTCAGGCCAATAGCTATGACCGTGGGCTCACGTTCGTACGCAGCACAGCGGAAGGAGCACCACCTAAGTTTGTCCTCGCACCCGGCGAACTGGTGAACGTGGCAAAACACACCGTCCTGCACGTAGACCGACGAGCGGCCAAGGCAGCGCGAGAGAAGTTCGTTCCGTTCACACAGTGGGTGACCGCAGTGCACGCACTCAGCGGTAACGACATGACCGCCTTACTCGGCGACACCCCGCACGCCGTGACCCGCCACGCAGTGAGCGATGTACACGACGACCCGACCAACGTCGAGATGTTCCCTCGCCTGCTGCGCCTGCTGTGTGCACAGCGGTACAAGTACGCCAACGACAACGTGGTGGCTGTCCGCATGCTGGACTGGAGATGGCAGGCAAAGCTACAACGCCTTGTCTACAAGGAGTTCCACTGCTTCACTGAAAAGGAGATCCCGCTCGGGGAGTTGCCCCCCGTTGATCGCTGGAGGAAGTAAACACACTTGACAAGTGTATTGATTTGTATCATAATGTAGTCTGTTGTCGCAGTTCGCTGACAACGCCTTAGTAATTCACTCGGAGTAATTCAAATGGCAAACTATGCCAGCATCATCTCGCTCGCTTCGCACGTCCTGAAGAACAACCCCACTCAGGCCATCATGGTCTGGGGCGCGCCGGGTTGCGGCAAGTCTCACCTCGCAACCGAGGGTCTGCCCAAGGCTCTGGGCATGCTGCCGATGGAACATCCTGACAGCCCGGTCAGAATGTTCCGACCCTCGAACCACGACCCGGTGGATCTGACTGGCCTGCCCATGGTCACCGAGACCAGCACCAAGTGGATCACCCCGGCATTCCTGCTGGGGATCAACGAACTGGCCGAGCGGCATGGCAAGGCAATGCTCGTGATCGACGAGTTGAACCAAGCAGTGCCGATGATGTTCAACACCCTCAACGGTCTGATCCTCGACCGTCGCATTGCCGAGTTCAAGCTGCACCCCGGTGTGCATATCGTTGCCACTGGTAACCGACAGACGGACAAGGCAGCGTCCAACCGCATGCCTAGCCACACAGCGAATCGCCTTGCTCACTTCGACATGGAGTCCGACCTCAAAGGCTGGCAATCGTGGGCGATCAAGGCGGGCCTGCCCCTGTGGATCGTGTCGTTCCTCGGGTTCCGCCCAAACCTGCTCAACGCGTTCGATGCGGACAAGCGCGAGAACCCCACCGAGCGTTCGTGGGAGATGTTCGCCCGTGCTGCTGGTGGCGACCTGCCCTTGGATCTGACCATGACGCTGGCCCAAGGGTTCGTTGGCGAGGGTGCGGCGGCCGAGGTCGCTGCGTTCCGTCGGGTCGAGGCAGAGATGCCAAACCCTGACGCCTGCCTGCTGTCCCCGAGTACCTCTCCCCTTCCCGATTCCCTTGCAGCCAAGTACGCCATGGCCGGTGCAATGGCTAACCGCGCAACCAAGCAGAACATCGGTGCTGTGCTTGAGTACATGGGTCGACTAGAAAAGCAGTACGAGGTGCTCACCATGCGTAGTGCGTACGTTCGTAAACCCGAGATCACCGCCACCGCTGCGTTCCTCACGTGGGCCGCGCACCCCGACAACGCCCAAGTATTCATCGGAGTCTGACATGAACCACGAAACCAAGGTCAAACTGGCAATGAGCCAGATGGTGCTCAAGGCACCCTTCTTCGCCTACCTCACGTTGCAGCGCCCGGTCACGTTCACCGAGACCATGACCAAGACGGCAGGGGCCGACGCGCGAGGTCGCATCTACATCAACCCGACGTTCATCAAGGATCGCAGCGTGGACGAGGTGGTGTTCCTGCTGGCGCATGAGGCAATGCACGTTGCGTTCCTACACTGTCACCCGAGTACGGCGCAGGGTCGAGACCAGCGGGCGTGCAACATCGCCATGGACAAGGTGATCAACGAGACCCTCATCGCCGAGCGACTCGGCGAGTTCATCGAGGGTGGGCAGCGGCACGCCGGTGCTGAGAAGATGACGTGGGAGCAGTTGTACGTCGACCCGCCCGAGGACGATGGAGGTGGCGGCGGTGGGTCCGGTGGTGACTCTGGCTCATCGGAGATGATAGGTCGCTCTGGCGACGTAGGCGGCATCGGCGACGATTTGTTGCCCTGTCCGGACGGTGAGCCCATCGGTGTTGAGGCCGAGACGCTGCGCGATCAGATGCGTGGTGAACTGGTCAGCGCAGCCAACGCAGCCAAGATGGTCGGTGCACTGTCGGCAAACATGCAGCGCGTGTTGAAGGACATCATCTTCCCGCCGACACCGTGGCATGCCATCCTCGAACGGTTCATGCAGTCGTTCGTGTCCAGCGACTACTCGTGGAAGCGGCCCAACCGTCGTTTCGTGGGGCAAGGCATCTATCTGCCATCGCTCGACAAGCAGCCGCGCATGGGCAAGATCGGACTCATCGCCGACACCTCGGGCTCTATCGGTCAGCGCGAGGCCGACGCGTTCAACGGACACTTCAACCGCATCATCGAGACCTGCATGCCCGAGGAAGTCATCGTGCTGTCTGTCGACAGCGAGGTGTGCGGTGTGCAGCGTTTCGAGCCCGACGACTTCCCCGTCAAGTGGGACCCCAAGGGTGGCGGAGGTACGGACATGCGAGAGGGTTGGGCGTGGTTCGACAAGAACGAGACCGACCTCGACTGCATCGTGTGCCTGACCGACGGTCTCACCCCATGGCCCGACAGCGTGAACACCCCGAGCATCGTTCTGTCCACCACCGACAAAGTTGCGCCTGCTGCCGTGGGCGAGACCGTCCACTTCAAAGTTTAATCACCCCGTACATCCTGACAACCACGTCAGGATGTACACACCAACCGGAGTTACTTACCATGAATCTCAATGACATCAAGATCCCTTCGCTCGCTGAACGTGCCATCCTCGTGCGCTTGAAGCGCAGTATGTTCCAGCCCTATGCGTACGACTCGGTGCAGACCACCAAGATCGAGGCCGAGTCCGGCGTGCTCAAGGCAGGCCGGTTCAACAAGCGCCTGTTCCTCGACTGCTACGAGGTCAAGGACACCAACGCTGCGTTCAACGACGTGTACAAGTACGTTCAGCGCAGCACGACCCCGTGGCTGGATGATGGCGTGCGTATGCTGCCGAGCGCCATGTACTTCGACTTCACTGCCGGAGTGCGGGAACTCATCGCCGTTGCCAAGCGCAAGGTGGACAACCTCGCGCCCAAGTGGGACACGCTTGTTGCACAAGACCTCGCTCGTCTCAAGCACCTCGGCGACCCGAAGGACTACCCCACCGACATCCGTGCGCGGTACGACATCGGGCTCAAGTTCCTGCCTGTGCCTACGGTCAACGACTTCCGCGTGGAGATCAGCGACGACGACCGTGCATCACTCGACTCCGCTATCCGCGAGGCCGAGGAGGGCATCACTAAGTACCTCGTGTCCGAGTTGCTTCAGCCAATCAAAAAGGCGGCCGAGAAGCTGGCCGTGCCCATCGGTCACGATGGTTCGTTCTTCCACGACTCGTTGTTCAACAACATCACGGAGATGGTCGAGCGCGCCAAGAAACTCAACATCATGGACGACCCCACGGTGTCGGCACTGGTGACCGACATCGAGCGCAACGTGGGTAAGTACGCCCTCGCACCTGACTTGGTGCGCGAGGACATCGGTGCGCGCAATACGGCGCAGTCCGAACTCGAAGCGATCATGTCCAAGATGGCCGGTCTTTTCTGATCAGGAGTAAACCATGACAGTGTTATTTACTAAACAGTTCTGGTCGGACACCAGCAACTTGCTTACCGCATACGCCCGAGAGGAAACCGCCGAGCATAAGTTCGACAAATCAGATGTACACGTCGACGCTGCCCCGCTGGCCGAACGCATCATGTGGGGTGAGCACTACCACCTCAAGGAGGTCATGCCGTTGACGTGGCAAAAGCGTATCACTTTGTTCGACTATAAGTTTGTTTACGCTGACAACGCCGATCACGTCCGGTTGAGACTGAACAAGGGAGCCGCTGTTTATTTCCCGCCGTACGTTGTCTCCGGCTTGCCTGACGTAGGTGTAATGGTGAACGATCATCTGCCAGTCGAACAGGAGTACGCCAACGAGGTAGCCATCCTCAAGGCCCGGTATCAAGATTTCGCCAAGAGGGTAGAAATTAGCAAGAAGTGGGACTCTGTGTATCACCGTCTGCGCTTGGTGTTCGCGGGGTATCGTTCTCTCAGCGGCGCGTGTGCGGCGCACCCCGAACTGAAGGTGCTTATCCCCAACGAGTATCTTTCCAAGCTCACCATACCCAAGCGAGTGCCAAGCCGAGTGGGTTCACAGGAATATGTGAACGAGCTTGTTGCCGCTGCCGTTGAAGCCAAACTACGAAGGATGAACAAGTCATGAACCCCGACAGCATCGAAGCCCGCCTGAAGCGTATCGAGACGACACTGTATCTGTTGTGCCGTCACCTCGGTCTCGACCCTCGCACCAACGAGCGGTTGGCTGACCATCCACCCGCGCCACCCAAGCACGAGCGCTAACATGAGAGCACAACCTGACAAGCGCGTCAGGTTGTGCGTTGACTCCGATCGTTCACCAACGTAAATTTAAGGGACTCAGATGAAAACAGAAATGCTGCGCCGCGCCCGTAAGAACTGGTTCGTGGCTGGCGTACCAACGCAGACCAGCCGCTCCAACATGCGCAAGTGGGTCAAGGCGGTTCGTGTGCTTGGCGACAAGTGGATTTTGGTTTCTCCGGTGCGCCGAAAGGACTCGGTATGATAGGTCCCAAGCACGTTCGAGCGCGTGCAAACATGGCTGAGGTGGCTGCCCAACTGATCCATGACTTCCGAGTTCTTCGTGAAGCGTTGGGCCCAGACATGAGCCCGGAGGTCGATGAAGCACTGGCTGGCGTCGAGACGCACTGCGCAGTGTCCATCCGTGTGATGGCGAAAACAAACCCGTCAAAGATTCGGGACGCGGCCATGGCCGAAGAAATCAAAGCCCGCATAGAAGGGCGAGAGGTGATCGAATGAATTACGAAGCGACTGTGTACAAACCTTGCGGCAACAAATGCGGCACGTGCAAACCATGCAAAGCGTTTGCCAAGGTTCTCAAAGAGATTAACTTGACTACGCGCTCCAAGTACGAGCGCGCACAACAAGCACAAGCGGAACTGCGGAGAGACCGATGACATCAGTAACTATGAGTACCAACGCGATTGCCGAGAAACGTATCTTGACCGCAGTAGTGGCGCACGCAGTGAAGGACGCGTGCATTGCTCCCGTGTTACTTGGCAAGGTGGCGGTTCGTCCGCATGAGGACGCGCAATCGGCCATGAATTTTTTCTTTAATACCAAGCGCAGCGGAATCGACGCGTACGCCATCTGGCTGGAGTTCGACGCCGAGCGGTTCCGCGAGAAGTTGATCCAAGCATGCTTCGACAATGTTGCCCCCAAGGATCTTCACTTGACCGACGACCAGCGCCGCAACTTCAGGGCCAACTACAAATTGTTCCGCAACGCGCCTGTTCTCGCAGACGAGTGGACATACGACGAGGAAGAGGAAGAACCATGATTACTGATGAGAGAAAAGAAGCAATCATCGAGAAAGCAATTAAGGACAACATCACGATCACCGATCCCAAACTGTATGAGGCGGTGTACGCAGTGGCGATGGATGTGGTCGAGGAAGTTGTTGATCTCGGGTACGAGGATGTGAAGGTGCTGGGTGAGGCACAAATTGTCCTGCAAGTAATCAAGGACACTGATCCCGGCGTGTACGACGAGATGATCGACAACGTGCTGCGCCTAATCCACAACGCACTTCAACTCAAATGAACCTATCACCCCATCAAATCTTCATGCTGAAGATGTTTGAGAAAGGCTGGGGGTTCAAGATGTACAACAGCAAGCGCGGTTCGTGGATGACGTACTGGTCGCTTCGTACCCGAGGGCTGATTGGCAATGGCCCCACCGTTCACCGTGCTGGCAACCTTGTTGCCGTTGACCGACTGACTGACAAAGGCAGGGAAGTTCTTGCCAAGTTAAAGGAGAAAGAGAAATGAACCGAGACGACATCATCCGCATGGCGCGGGAGGCTGGGATAGGAGTTGAAAAAGACCTAGAAGACTGGCATGTTCCCGTTTGGCATCTCGGGATTGATTACCTCGTCCGCTTCGCCGCCCTTGTCGCTGCCGCCGAGCGCGAGGCGTGTGCGAAGGTGTGTGATGAAGTTGGAGGGCGAGACAGTGACACTCACGCATGGGATGCAGCCGTCGCCATCCGCGCAAGGAGAGAGAAATGAAAGACTGGATCATGGAACTGTTCCCCGAGATTCCCGAGTGGCAAGCCGATACCATCATCGAGCAAGTTCGTATCAGGGTGAAGTCCGAGCGTGAGGCGTGTGCGAGGGTGTGTGACGGATGGACACATGCAGACGGCGATGCTTGCGCTGAAGCCATCCGCGCAAGGGGGGAGAAATGACTAAACAGCAAGTGCAAGTAAAACGTGATGTGCTTATTCAAGCGCTGGAGGCGTTGGAAGCCATGAACCCATACCCGGCATCAAAAGAAGATCAAAGGTTCAACGCCATCACCGCCCTCCGCGCCGCACTGGAAGATGGTGACAAGTTGTCACCGACTGAGCCGGTGGCGTGGTATCTGCCGTCCCCTGATGGCGACGATTCGATCTTCCGTGACCATCGAACCGTGATGGCCTGCACGGGCAACAAGTGGGAAGGTTTTGAGCCACTCTACACCGCCCCACCCCAGCGCAAGCCGGTGGTCGATCCAGCAGAGTACGACGATGCTGGGGCAGCAGAGCGCTACAACAGGGGACTGAAGTGATCCGAAAAATTCTTGCATTGTTCGGGCTGCGGGTTGTGTACGTGTCAGATTGGGGATCTCGTTCGCGCCGGTACGACAGCATAGACCGACTCATGGGGAGGCCGATCCACAAGCGGATGAGTGTGGCGCCGCCTTGGGCAAGGCTTCGCATCGAACGCGCCAAAGCCATCGGCGCAAGGGAGAAAAAATGACTAAAGACACCGTGCAAGTAAATCGTGATGTACTTGTTCAGGTGCTGGAGGTACTCGTTCGCGCCAGCAGTTACTACGACACCTATGCGGAGATTGACGCCCTCCGCGCCGCGCTTGAGCAGCAGACCGAGCCTGTGGCGTGGAGAGCCGTGGGCGGCAGCATCTGGGGGCACAAGGGCAATGAAGACGACACTCCTCTTTACGATCACCCACCCCGCCGCGAGTGGCGAGGGCTGACGGAGGAGGAAATTGAATACCCGCACCCGCCAGCAAAGCCGCCTGTCTACGCAACATCGCAAAATACCAAGGCCGTGCGTGATGGGTTTGTGATGGGCGGGTACGAAAAAGAGCCGGGTTATTACTCGGAAGAACAGCTTGACGAGTTTGCCCGCGCCGTCGAAGCGTTGCTTAAGGAGAAAAACAAATGAGTGACCTACGAACCCCTGCACAATCAGAGCAAGAGCCTGCTGCGTGGATTCATAAGTACATCCACGACGCTTTCACTAAGCGTAGACCCGCCGACTTGAATAGGCATCCCGACAGATGGATTCCTCTTTACAAGAACCCCACACCGTGCGAAACCTGTCAATCGCTGGCCCGCACTGTGATGATGGATCAAACATCGCACGATAACCCCCCACCTCGCCGCGAATGGCAGGGACTGACGGATGAGGAGATCGTCAAGTTTGCGGATGAAGTTAGCGGCGAAGAACACTCTGTTGAGGACTTTGCCCGCGCCATCGAGGCCGTTTTAAGGAGCAAGAACAAGTGAAACGATTTACCGCATACCGCAGAAACATTAGCCAGCGTGACACTCACAACGAGATGCAAAAGAACGCAGACCACGAGCCTCAGTTTGAAGGCGTCATCTGGTCCGACGGGACTGTCACTTTGCGCTGGCTTACTGCATGTCGATCAACGTCCGTATGGGCAAGTATCAAGGATTGCTTGAATATTCATGGTCACCCTGAATACGGCACAGAGATTGTCTGGCATGACGCTGAAGCGCCGCAAGAATGGACGGATCAAGTTGAGGCCGCGCTGAAGGAGAAGAACAAGTGAGCCAAGGCAAAACATATCTGCTGCAACTTAGTGCTGCGTTACTGGAGCAAGTTATCTACGCATTGATGGCACGAAAGCGAGAGCTTAATAATCGCCCGGATCTAGATTCAGAGATGCTTGTCCACACGCAAGCTGCGCTTGATGCTGCTCATGCGGTTAAGGAGAAGACCAAGTGACCCGCGACGACATCATCCGCATGGCGCGAGAGGCTGGCGGAGGCAGGGTATTTGACGCAATGGTGTTTGACCGCGACGAATATCTTGAACGCTTCGCCGCCCTTGTCGCCGACTACGTCAGAGCGCAGTACCCCGACCGCGAGGCGCTGGAGCAGCAGTACCAAGCAGGCTGCGGCCACTGTAATCACCCCTTGTACGCAGGCATCAAGTGCGGCGTGTGCGGGAAGTCATCATGAGCGAGAACCGCAACATGCCAGCCGCATCAGGCGAGGTTTATTGGCGCGAGCCGCAAGACGAATCGCCACCCAGAGGAGTGAAACTGCTCATCCTCACATCCGGTGGTGTCGCGGTTTTTGGTGATTGGATGGACGATTCAAACTTCGTGGCGTGGTCGCCGCTGCCAAAGAGGAGAGGTAAAAGATGAGCATCACAGACAAACTTGTTTTAGTAATTCTCGCTGTAGCCGTGGCGGTCGTCGTCGCCCTCATTCCACGAGCGCCGAGCGATCCGTGTGGTGTGGCTGAGTTTGCACCTGACGTACCGCAACACATTAAAGAGCAGTGCCGTCAACACCCGAGGATCAAAACATGAAAATCATTGGACACCCGGTTGAGTTTGACATCGCCCACGAGCCACCTGATGCGCCAGAGAAACGAAAGCCGCTCACGGACGAAGAAATCAGTATCCTGTGGCATGAGTCGGGCGGTCAGCCATTCAAGTTTGCAAGGATGATTGAGGAGTCGGTGGGGTGAACAAACACAACTCGTGGGAGCGGATTCTCACCGCGCTTTCAGAACCTATGACGTACCACAGGCTCGCCACGTTTGTTCATCTTCATCCCCGCACCGTTGCCCGTATTCTCAGGGACATGGAGCAGGAGAAGTTTGTTCACATTGCGCGGTGGGAGCATTGCAGTGTGCAGGGCCCGATGGCTGCCGTGTACAAAAAAGGAAACGGTCAATCAGTACCTCGGCCACGCGCCATGACTTCAGCAGAGAAGGCTCGAAAGAGCCGCGCCAACATGGACCCACGCAAGAAAGAATCTGTGATGGCCCGTCGGCGCAAGGTCAAGCCAGACTTTGCAGCCAGTTGGTTGTTTGGAGAAAGATGATGAGCGCATGTCCACAGCCTGAGTGCCGCAGTTTTCAGTCGCGCGTACTGGAGACCCGTAAGCAGGACAACGGCTGGATTAAGCGAAGAAGGCTTTGCCCGTGCAGCCGCATCTGGTGGACGTTCGAGATCGCTGAACAAGACCTCATACAAAACGAAGAAAGTCAGGAATGAAATGTCAGAAATGCCAGCAGTGGATGAAGGCCGTGAAGGTGAAGCAAAGCCGAAACGGAGGGTTAAGGGTTCTGCACGAGTGCGAGCAGGGCCATCAATCAGTGGAGTTAAAACCAAACGAAAGCCGGGATGGCCCTTCCTCTACTACGAGGAGAACGGAGTCCTCTACTACAACCCGGCACCCAGAGTGACCAAACAAAAACAACAAGCGACTGACTTCGAGCCAGCGCTGTTCTAGGGGTAAGCATGAGACTGTGTGTAATTGACTTCGAGACGTATTGGACCAAGGAGCACTCGCTCTCCAAGATGTCTCCACTGGCGTACGTTGTACATCCTGACACTGATGTCATTTCGTGCGCCATCAAGATCGACGACGGGCCGACGAAGGTTGTGTTCGGCGAGGACAAGATCCGCGATCTGTTGAACCTGATGGACTGGTCTGATGTCATGGTTGTCGCGCACAACATGAGCGGGTTCGATGCGCTCATCCTCGCGTGGCGGTTTGGAGTGAAGCCAAAGATGTGGGGCTGCACACTGGCTATGGCGCGGCCCATCCACTCGATCACGGTCGGCGGTTCATTGGGTAAACTGGTGGCGCACTACGGGCTAGGCGTCAAAGACAACACCGTCCTCGTGCAGACGCAGGGCAAGCGCATCAAAGACTTCACGCCCGACGAACTGTCCGCCATGGAGCAGTACAACAAGGCCGACACAGATCAGTGCGCGGCGCTGTTCCACAAGCTAAAGAAGCAATACACAGCCAAGGAGTTGTGGCATATCGACGCGACTATCCGCATGCTGGTCGAGCCGAAGTTCAAGGTGGATGTGGCAGTCCTTGAAGCGGCGGCGGCAATCGAGCGGTCTACCAAGCGTCAGTCACTGCTTGACCTGTACCAGATGTTGCAGTCCCCGCTGGACATGGAAGATGACCCACTGGGAAATGTTGGGTTTGATCCAGAGGAGTTCGTGCGCGAGCAGATGGCGTCAGCCCCGAAGTTCGCTGCGCTGTTGGAGAAGCGTGGCGTGCCGGTGCCAATGAAGCCCTCCCCCACCAACCCGGAGAAGATGACGCCGGCGCTCGCCAAGACAGACGAGGCGTTCCTCAAGCTACAGGAGCACAAGGACCCCATCGTGGCAGCGGCTGCGCGTGTTCGCGTGGCGGTCAAATCCACACTGCTTGAGACACGCATCGCTGCGTTCTTGGAGGCGAGCCGGTGCGCCAAGGGGTTCCTCCCTATCCCTCTGCATTACTGCGGAGCCGCGACGACCGGCCGCTGGTCGGGCTGGCTGTTCAACCCACAGAACTTGCCGCGCGTGCCGCGAGACAAGAGCGGCAACATCATCGTCAAGCCAACCAACTCGCTGCGGACCTGCATGCGTGCACTCAAGGGGCACAAAGTTGTGGTGGCTGACCTCTCCGGTATTGAGTTGCGGGTCAACCACTTCCTATGGAAAGTGCCGTCCTCCATGCGTCTGTTCCAAGACGACCCGGCCAAGGCCGACTTGTACAAGGACTTCGCCTCTCGCCTGTACAACGTGGACATGGAGGAAGTGACCAAGGACCAACGGCAGATCGGAAAGATCGCTCACCTCGGGCTTGGGTTTGGCGCAGGGCCGTCGACCTTCCAACGCATCGCCAAAATCATGGGCGGGGTGGACATGCCCGAGTCCGAGGCAATGTCGGTGACCTACCGCTGGCGTGAGGAGTACGCACCAATCGTTGAGGGGTGGAAGCGGTGCCACAGCACGCTGACTTCTATCCTAATGGGCGACAAGGTGCAGATCGACGATTGGGGCCTGTGCCACACGGAAGCCAACGCCATCGTGCTACCGAGCGGGCGGCGCATCCGCTACCCGAGTCTGGTCAAGGACACCGTTGGCGGTAAGAGCGAATGGTTCTACGGAGAAGGCAGACATCGTGCCCGCATCTACGCAGGGAAGATTGACGAGAACATCGTTCAGGCTTTGGCACGCGACGTGATAGCTGATTGCGCTGTCGAGATGTTCCGGCGAACCAAGTTGCGCCCCGCGCACACCGTCCACGACGAGTTGGTTTACGTAGTCCCTGAATCAGACGCACAAAGTGTGCTGGACGAGGTTCAGTCCATAATGAGAACACCGCCTCAGTGGTGGCCCGAATTAGTGACGTGGAGTGAAGGCGACATTGCTGGCACTTACGGACACGCCAAGTAACCCAAGGAGAGATGTATGCAAACCAAGCAACGCGGCCGTCCACCCAAGGCCCAACCCGAGCAACCCAGTGTTCTGCAAGAGGCGCACACAATTATTTACGGGGAGCGTGAGAAAACTTACGGCGCGCCCGGTAAGAACCTAGAGACGATCGCTGCATTCTGGACGAACTTCCTCGGGGCTCGTGGACTGCTGTGTTCATCCTTGTCACCGGAGGACGTGGCGCACATGATGATTCTGCTGAAAGTTGCGCGGCTTGCCAACGACCCGTACCATCGGGATTCGCTTGTCGATGTCTGTGGCTACGCTGCGCTCTCCGAAAGGATCAACCTGTGACAAACATGCCGGCTTGGAGTTACTCCAGCCTCACCGCGTTTGAGACGTGCCCTCGGCGGTACTACCTGACCAAGATTGCAAGGACGGTCAAAGAGCCACCGACTGAGGCTACGACCCATGGCAACGAGGTCCACACGGCGTTCGAGAATGTGGTTGTAAAGAACCAGCCGCTCCCCGAGAAGTACGCGGAGTGGCAACCTCTCGCCATGCAGATCCAGAGTGCCAAGGGTAAACGGGAAGCCGAGTTGAAGTTGTCTATCGACAAGTCTTTCCGTCCGGTGAAGTGGACCGACAAGTCGGCATGGTGTCGCGGTATCGTGGACCTGAACATCGAGAACGGAGACAAGTCATTGGCTCTGGACTACAAGACAGGCAAGCGAAAGCCAGCGAGCACACAGTTGATGCTGTTCGCGGCGCTGCTGTTTCACACGAAGCAGTATCTCCAATCAATCACAACAGGATTCCTGTGGTTGAAAGATCGCAAGATCGACAAGGAGAAGTTCGACCGCGATCAGATTGGCAGCATCTGGCAAGAGTTCATACCTCGCGTTCAACGCATGGAGAACGCGTACGACAAAGACAAGTGGATTCCTCAGCCGTCGGGCCTGTGCCGCGCGTGGTGTCCATGTACCGAGTGCGAGTTCAACGGAAAACGAGGGTCACGATGAGCGACAAGAAAAGCTACAGCGACTACGATCTGAAGTATCAAGCAAGACCGGAGCAGGTCAAGAACCGCGTGGCGCGTAACGCCGCACGACGAGAAGCAATCAAGCAAGGAACAGTACGTAAGGGTGACGGCAAAGATGTCGCACACACGCACGCGCTCATCAACGGAGGCGGCAACCACAAAGGCAACGTCAAAGTGCAAGACGCCAGCGACAATCGCGGCTGGCGAAAAGGCCGTAAAGGCTACAGCGTTCCCAACAAATGACTACCGATCCCCGCAGTCTGACAGACGAGGAACTTCTGCGTGATGTCTACCTCGACAACCAAGCGACCGTCCGTGAGCGTGAGTTGATGCGTCGGCTTGAAGCCGCGCACGATTACATCTCCGAGATCGAGGAAATCTTGGTCGAACACAACATCGCAGAAATCCACATGGTGCCTCTCCAGTGAACCGAACCTCATTTAGTATCGTTGAACACGACGTGTTGCAGTGGGCTCGTGCTCGACAGATCATCCCCAATGCCAAGCCCTACACTCAGTTGCTCAAAGCGTTCAGTGAGATGGGCGAGTTGGCTGACGCCGAGATCAAAGGTCTTGATCACGACGTTGAAGATGCAGTTGGCGACGTGCTCGTGTGCCTCATCATCTACTGCCAGCTTAAAGACATGAACATGGTTGAATGCCTCCAGCTTGCGTACAACACCATCAAGGATCGCAAGGGAACCCTCACGCCGGAAGGCGTTTTCGTAAAGGAACAGTAATGGCTAAGACCGCAGCGTGGCAACGCAAGGAAGGCAAAGATCCTGATGGCGGGCTCAACGCTAAAGGGCGTGCCTCATACAACAAGGCTAACCCCGGCAAGCCGGGACTCAAGGCCCCGCAACCCGAGGGCGGACCCCGACGCGATTCGTTCTGTGCGCGCATGGAGGGCATGAAGAAGAAGCTCACCAGCGCCAAGACCGCCAACGATCCGAACAGCCGCATCAACAAGTCGCTCAAGGCGTGGAACTGCTGACATGAAAAAACCAGTGTGGGATCGTCCTGACCCGAGCAAGAAGGACAAGCCGTTGAGCCCGTCTCAGAAGGCGTCCGCGAAGGCAGCAGCGCAGCGCGCCGGCCGGCCGTATCCGAACCTCGTTGACAACATGCGGGCAGCGAGGAAGAAGTGACGCCAGAGGGTCGGGTCAAGGAGGCCATCAAGAAGTACCTTGCTGCCAAGGGAGTGTGGTTCGCTGGTAAGGCGGCCCCTCCCGTGGTGACAGGGTGGATGTACATGCCCGTGACTAACGGCATGGGAGTGACAGGCATCCCCGACTTCTGCGGTATGTATAAAGGCCGGCCTCTGTACATCGAGACCAAGGCTGACGCATCGAAAAAACCGACTGATAACCAGTTGCAGAGACACAAAGAAATCCGCGCCGCCGGCGGTGTTGTAATCGTCACACACAGCGCAGAGCATTTGGCCGACGAGTTACACGCCAACGGCTTTTGATGTAGTATCGAGTTGAGTTTGGGGGTAGGCCGTTCGCCAACATAGTTTGGCCTACGGCCGGCTGTCTACGTCAGTCGACTGTAAACGTACTTAACAATATGATCATAAGCAAGAAACACCAAAAGGTGGTGATAAACAGTCGCCACCCGGAACGCATTACCACGGTCATACCGACCGCTAAGACGATCGAGTACAAGGGTCGCCCGCTGGTGGCTGTGCCGCATCGTCTGGATGAGACCAAGGTTCTGCGAAACATCGGCTACTCGGTGCCGTCGCCCGTGGCGTATTACTACATGTGGTCGGGGCGGTACAAACCGTTCGAGCACCAGCGCACAACCGTGGAGTTCCTGACCCTAAACCCTCGCGCATTCGTACTCAACCAGATCGGTACAGGCAAATCGTTGTCCGTGCTGTGGGCGTACGACTATCTACGCAGCGTGGGGCAAGCCAACAAGATGATCATCGTGTCACCGCTATCCACGCTGGACCGCGTTTGGGCCGACGAGTTGTTCCGGCACTTCCCGCATCTGACGTACGTCGTGCTCCACGGGTCGGCGGCCAAGCGTAGGAAACTACTGGCGCAAGACGTTGACGTGTACATCATCAACCACGATGGGGTGAAGATCCTTCTGCCCGAACTGATCGAGCGCACGGACATCAACGCAGTAACGATTGACGAGCTTGCGGAGGCTAGGAACCAGCGCACTGAGCGATGGAAGGCCCTCGACTTTCTGGTGTCAAGTCGTAAGTGGGTGTGGGGCCTGACTGGCTCGCCCACACCGAAAGCCCCTACCGATGCGTGGGCGCAGGTTCGTCTGATCGCTCCCGACCGCGTGCCGCGCTACTTCACCAAGTTCCGTGACATGGTGATGCGACAGATCAACACGTTCAAGTGGGTGCCCAGAACCGAGGCGGCGCATCTGGTGAAGGAGGCGATGCAGCCGGCCATCCTGTTCAAGCGTGACGAGTGTATCGACCTGCCGCCATGCACATTCAGCACCCGCACCGTAGCGATGAGCCCTGAGCAGAATCGAGCGTACCAAGACATGCTCAACCGTCTGCGCATGGAGTACGAAGGCGGCGAGGTGACAGCGGTCAACGAAGCGGTCAAGGTCATGAAGCTGATTCAGATCGCGTGCGGCGTGGCGTACACCACAGGTGGAACCAACGTGATCCTGCCTTCCCCAGAGCGCGTGGATGCCGTCAAGGACATCGTGCTGGAGGCAGACGGCAAAGTCATTGTCTATGTGCCGCTCACCGGCGGCCTGCACCGCATCGCGGACGAGCTACGCAGGGAAGGCTACGAGGTCGGGGTGGTTCATGGCGAGACGCCAAAGAGCGAGCGAGATGCTGTGTTCTCAGCGTTTCAAAGCGGCCCGGATATGAAGGTTCTGGTGGCTCATCCGAAGTGCATGGCCCACGGACTGACGCTCACGGCGGCCAACGTCATCGTCTGGTACATCCCGACCAACGACTTCTCTGTGTACGAACAGGCGTGCGGCCGTATCGTGCGGCCCGGACAGAAGCGTCATCAACACATTATTCATTTAGAGGGCAGTAATGTGGAACGCCGGATGTACAACAGGCTAGAGAACAAAGGTAGTGCGCAGGGAGTTTTGCTGGATTTGATCAAGAAGGATATGGAGGGGGTTGACAACTGACTTTATATGTTCTACACTGTAGGTTCCTTAACAAAACAGGGGCAGCGTTGTGAAAGTGAGTGAGATTGTAGACCGCTATATCGCACTACGCGATAGGAAGGCGGAAATCAAAAAAGAGTACGACGAAAAAGTTTCCAAGATCGAAAAAGTTCTGGAAAAGATCGAGGCAGTGTTGCTGAAGCACTTCGAGGAAACCGGCGCTGAGTCCGTCAAGACGGACGCTGGTACTGCATACAAGTCCCGGCGCACCAGTGCCACCGTGGCTGATTGGGATGCGTTCCTCGCTCATGTGCAGAAGAACGAGGCTTGGGAAATGCTTGAACACCGCGCCGCCAAGAAGGCAGTCGAGGAGTACAAGAGCGCCAACGACGAGGTGCCTCCGGGCATCAACTGGTCGAGCGAAATCGTAGTCAACATCCGTAGGGGCTGACATGAATGTAGAGATTGACAGAGACAAGGTACAAGGCGTCCAGATCGAGGTCGGCCGTGTACTGAGTGGTAGGGGGTTCGCCATCCCTGAAGTGTTGTTTGGGTTGGCGGAGTTAATGGGCCGGACACTGGCTAACCAGACCGGCGGGACGATCATCGAGAAGATGGATGTTCTGAAAACCCTGACTGACCATGCGGAGCGCACCGTCCGTATGGGTTGGATTGCAAACGGTGGTAACCAAGGAGGCTCGTTGTGAGCAACATCATTCCATTTGAAGGCAGCAAACTCCCGGCGTTTCTGAAGAACGCCCAACCCACGGCGAACGAACTCGCGGCCAATGTTGGCGGCGGCGGTTTCCCAGTCATGTCCATCAAGGGCAAGCAGTTCGCACTGACCCGTGGCGGTGAGCGCAAGACCCTGATGAACCCCAACGACCCGGACGAGGTGGCAACCTCGATCAACGTCGTCATCCTAAAAGCCAACCCGAATCTGTCGAAGATCTGGTACGCCAAGGGGTACACCGAGGGCAGCGACTCGAAGCCCGACTGCTTCAGCAACGACGGCATTGCGCCCGATCCCTCCGTGGAGAAGCCGCAGTCCAAGAAGTGCTCGACCTGTTCAAAGAATGAGTGGGGCTCCAAGGTGAGCGAGGATGGCAAGAAGATGAAGGCTTGCCAAGATAGTCGCCGACTGGCTGTGGCTGCGCCTGACCGGATCAACGATCCGATCCTGCTTCGCGTGCCTGCTGCTACGCTCAAGCCGTTGGCCGAGTACGGTAACGATCTCGCCAAGCGGTCGGTTCCGTATAGCGCGGTGGTGACCAAGGTCGGTTTTGACCGTGATGCGGCTGCTCCCAAGTTGACGTTCAAGCCGGTCGGTTTCCTGTCCGAAGAACAGTACGGCGAGGTGCAGGACATCCTGAAGGATGAGGTCCTTGCGTCGATCCTCGGCAAGCCGGGTGAGGCCCCGGTGATGGCGGAAGAAACCACGGCCGAGCCGCCGGCTCCCGCTGAGGAAGCCAAGCCCGCCAAGGTTGAGAAGCCCGTCAAGGAGGAGCCCGTGGCTGAGAAGCCCAAGGCTGCCAAGAAGCCGGAGCCCAAGGTAGTCGAGGAGGAGTCCTCGCTTGAGGCCGAACTCGAAGGGCTGCTTGACGAGTTGGACGACTAACACGCAGGGGCGGGCAACCCCCGCCCCGCTATCGGAGCAAGACATGTTTCAGGTTATCGACGAAAGCGACATTCCCATTCCTCCGGTGCTCAGTGCTGGTGGTCGGGCCCCCAAGTATCCGTTTCGCGAAATGGAAATCGGCGACATCAAACGATTCATTGCTGACATCGAAGAAGTCAAGCGCATCCAGCGAGCAGCGGCAGCGTACTCGCGGCGCAACAAGATCAAGCTGGTGACTCGCCGTCTCCCCGATGGCGTTCGTGTTTGGAGGCCGGAATGATTGACTTCGCGCCTCTGGCATCCAGCAAGATCACGCAGGGTGAGTTTGCGGCTCTGGTCAAGGTCAGCCGAGTGACCGTAAGCCAGTGGATCAAGGGTACTATGGGGGTTCACGAAATGCGTAAGCCCCGGGTTGCTCGGTTACTGAGCGTGTTGGACAAAGCTACCAAGGATGCGAAGCTCCCTCTACGCGATGTACCCAGAGAAAAACGACTTGACGCGATCAAGGCGATTCTGGTCACGTATCTACGTGCGCCTGAATAACCTACACCAACAAATACACAAACCCGCTCCTCGTTGAGCGGGCCGCGTCAATCAGTTAGCCTGTAGGGCACACGTGGGGGGCCCCCTTGGACACAGAAGCATTCCTTTCTCATATCCTGCCATCGCAGGGTTACTTGTTCGTGTTGCACTCGGACACCGGAAAACCGCCGTTTTCCCACGAAGTAGCCGAGGACGCGCAAGAAGCTGCACAACTCGTGCACAGGTTCGTCAAAAAGAACTCCGTGTTTCACGCCTGCGCCTCGTTCAAGGAGGCGTTTGTATGGTCCACCACCGAGAAGTATTCCAACGGCAAGCCGAAGAAGAAGTGGCGCGAGCACACCAACGCTTACCTTGTGAAGTCGTTGTGGGCTGATCTGGACTGTGGCCCCACCAAGGGCTACCCGGATCAGAAAACGGCGATCACCGACGTGATGCGTTTCTGCAAAGAAACGAACGTACCGCGCCCGTTGTTCATCAACAGCGGCACTGGCGTGCATTGTTACTGGGTGTTTGATCAGGCAGTCACGGCTGCTCAGTGGAAACGTATCGCCAACATGTGGCGCTGCGTTCTCGATCACTTCGAGATTAAGCACGACTCTAGCTGCACCGCCGACATCTCTCGCGTTCTGCGTCCGGTAGGATCGTTCAACCGAAAGAACGACTCGCGCGAAGTCAAAGTAATCGGCTCCGTGCCGCCCGTTATTCCTGCGAAGGATATGGTCGGCCTGCTGGTTGGTCTGATCAAGGCGAACAGCATCAAGGTCACTGATTCACCGACGGCGAAAGCACGCCCGAAGGCAGACAACAGCGATCTCGGTGGTGGCATGGACTACCCGCCTTCGTCAGCGCATCAGATCGCGCAGCACTGCGCGCAGGTCAAGGAGTTCCGCGACACCCTTGGCAACGTCGACGAGCCAGTGTGGTACGCCATGCTTGGACTGCTGAAGCACACGGTTGAGAACGACGCCATCTGCCACGAGTGGAGCGCCGGCCATTCGAGTTACGACTTCAACGACACACAGAACAAGATCAACCAATGGGTGCATGGCCCCACCACGTGCAGCAAGTTCTCCGCGTTGAACTCCAAGGGGTGCGATGGGTGCCCGCACAGTAAGAAGGTCTCCAGCCCGATCCAGCTTGGCACCGTTGTGCCGGAGAGCAAAGAGATCGTGGAGGAGGACGACTCGACCGGAGAGGTCGAAGAACTCCCGAAGATCCCTCGCCACATGGCGGAGAAGTTCGTTTGGACTGGGAACAACCTGTGCATTTTCACCCGCACTGAAGATGGCGTCATTGAGCACGTTCCGTTCAGCGCGATGTATCTGTACCCGAAGCAATACTCACGCAACGTCGCCAACAAGATGGACATGACTTGGGTGCTTAGAGAGCGTCCGGGACGGTACAGGGAGTTCGAGTTGCCGGGTGAGGTGATCGGGGTCGGCGGCCGAGACCTGTCGGCCAAGTTAGGGCAGCAAGGTGTGGTGTGCTCGCCCGGAGGAAAGAAAGCGATGGAGCAGTACATCACAGAGTGGTTTAACGTGATGCGTGGGACCGTCGATGAAGTCGCGGCGTACACCACTTTTGGCTGGCACAAGGAAGGGTTTCTTCTCGGCGATACGCTGTTTAAGGCAGACGGCTCGCACATGCGCGTCCGAGTTCAAGGTGACGCCGAGCGGTACGCAGAGGCGTTCCAGCCGAAGGGTTCACTTCAGGAGTGGATCGACAAAGTTGACGCGCTGTACAACCGGCCGAGCCATGAGCAGTTCCAGTGGATGATGGCAACCGGGTTTGGCGCGCCGCTGGTCAAGCTGCTCGGTGGTATCGCTGGCTGCATCATCAACGGCTACAGCAGTGAGTCCGGCCTTGGTAAATCCACCGCTGGTATGGTGGGCCTTGGCATGTACGGAGACCCGCACAAGCTGATGCTGGCTAAGAACCAAGCAACCACGAAGGGGCTGTTCGCCTACGTGGGGATGATGAACTCCCTGCCAGTTTTGCTCGACGAAGTTACCAACACCAAAGGGTACGAGTTCTCTGATCTGGCGTACACGTTCTCCAACGCTACGGGTCGAGTCGGCGCTCAGTCTGACGGGTCGTTGCGCGCCAACGTATACGGGTGGAACACGCTTCTTCAGTGCACGTCCAACCGAGCCATCCAGCCGACGATCGCCGCATCCAAGGTGGATGCGACTCCAGAGATCGCCCGTGTCTTTGAGTACAAGTTTGTGCGCCCCACGGGGACGATGACCAAGCTGGACGCGGACGATCTGATCCCGTCGCTGATGGCTAACTGCGGCCATGCGGGGCGGGTGTTCATTCAGTACGTGGTGCAAAACCAAGAGGACGTTCGTACGCTCCTGTCCAAGACTCGGCGGATCATCTCCAAGAAAGGCAACGTCGGGCAACAGGAACGATTCTGGCTGGCCGGCATGACCGTCATAGTTACTGGCGTTCTGATTGCCAAGAAACTGGGGTTGGTCAAGTTCGACGTGGCGGCCCTGCTTGATTGGGCACTTCGTCAGGTCCGGTCAATGCGTGATCTGGTTGGCGAGACAGAGACCAACGTGCTCGATCAGTTTGGCGTGATGCTCAACGAGTTGTCCAACGGCTTCCTTGTGACGGACAAAGAAGGGGACGCGCGAGCCAACGAGGCTCGGGCTCTGGTTCTCCACTCCCCCCGTGGCGAACTGGTCGGGCGAGTTGTCGCCTCCAGCAATACGCTGTACCTGCCTGTCAGCGTGGTGAGGAAGTGGTGCAGTGAGAACCAAGCGGACTACCGGGAGATGACCAACGCGCTCGTAGCGATGCAGTGGGCGTCGATGGAACCCAAGTCCATCTCTCTTGGCAAGGGCACCCACGACTACGCGACTGCCCCGAGCCGTTGCTACAAGATTGATCTCGCACAAGCGGGCGGCCAGTTGAGCGCCGCCGCACAAGTCGTTCAGCTTCGTACGGCATAGTTGCACCGGAGCCGCAGCACTGTACAATGCCCCTGTCTCCTCAGCGCCCCCCTGCGCTGTCACCCCCGGGTAACCCCCGGGGGTTTTTTTATTGCAGTGCGAACCGACCGACCTCGCCCATCTTCTGGTTGGTGTTGCCGCCAACCGTGGCGTACTTCTTCTCAGTCTTGGCTCGCTCGCGCTCGAAGCGGAACAACTCGGATTTGGTGATCGGCTCAAGACCGTTGCGCGCCCGTACCGGGTTGGTCTTGGTTTTGATCTCCTGCCAGATTTCCTCGGCACGGGCGTTGTCCCCGTCACGGCGAGCTTCCAGCCAATCCTTCTTGTACTCAGATGCGGTGGCTGCCATCTTGGACTTCTTGCCCTCAATGGCGGCGCGGGCCTCGTAGCTCTCAGTGATCCGTGCGGCGGGTACGCCTGCTGCCTGAAGCGCCACGTCCCAAGCAGAGATGGCTTCCCGATCCAGTGCCACCGTGCCTTGCTTAGTGGTAACGCCTTCTTCAGCAAACCGGCCAGCGCGAATCGGATCAGAGATCCACTTGGGAAGAAGTTGTTCCGTTCCCTTGATGAAGTCACCCTTGGCGAAGAAGCTGGCCGCCTCTCCGAACTGGGGCAGGATTCCACCAGCAAATGGGCCGGCGGCGGCAGCGAGCAACTCCAGCACGAAGTCCCGCCCCTTCTTGTCGTCGCGCAGCGTGGGGACTGGGTTGAGCAGATCGCCCAGACCGACCTTCTTGGACATGTCGGCGTTCACGAGCGTAGGCAAACCTTTGGACAACGCTGCACCGGCTTCTTTGCCAAACGTATCAGCCAGATAGTTGCGCAGCGCGACCTCAGAGTCCCAAGGCTCGTCGTCATCGCCGAAGGCCTTAGACACGATGTTGGCTAGGGTCAGCGCCAGACCAAACCCCGGCATGCCGAGAACACCGCCGACAGCGAGGTGGGTCATCATCACGCCGAAGATCTGGGCCTTGGCTTCTTTCTTGGCGATCTTGTCACCACTTGCCATGGCAGCGGCGGCTTTGACGAACAGGGAGATCATGCCCAGTTGGTACTTCTTGAACTGGAACAGAATCTTGTTCATCGGCACCGTGCCCGGCTTCATCCAGTACGGAGCGTTCTCCACCGAGTAATCGAAGTGCGTGTCCGCCAGAACTCGTTTCGCGTAGGCAGTGGCTCCATCAACACCAGACTTGGATTTCTCCAGACGGTAGGCGGCGAGCGCCGTACTGATCCGGTTCAGCACCTCGACGAAGTGCGAGGGCTTCGCCATGAGCGAGGCAAACTTCGAGGTCGGCATTCCGTCTGCGGTGCGGGCGAGGTCCGCGACCATGGTGACATTGAGCAAGCGATTACGAAGCATATCGTTCAGCATCGCTACTTCATCAGCGGGCAGTCCGGCGTTCTCGAAGTTGATCTCGCCACGGCCAAGACTGGCTTTCAAACTGGCGGCGACCATCTTGCTGGTCTGCGACCATGCCTTCGCGAAGGCCGCGTTCGACTTCGCGCCGTGTCGCGCCCACATCATCGGCAGAGACACCGTAAACGGCTGCGTCATGTTGGCGAACAGATAGCCGGGCGAGATACCGAGCTTGTAGATGTATGTGAACCCGGCAAGCGCGTCTTGGATTGGCGTGTCTACATAACGCAGCGAAGCCGCCAGCCTACGAGCCAACTCGTTGTGCACGCGTTTTAGTTCAACGTCCTTTCTGTCATCCGCGTCCCGGTAGGCGACGTTGAGCGCCTCGCTAATTTTATCGCCGAACTCCATGCGTGATAGGTAGAACGAGTCGCGCAGCATCGTGGTGATGATGGCCCGCTCCATGTCGCGGTCGAAACCGGCGACGTTCTTACGCTTGGCTTGGCGAAGGATCGCACTGCGTTCCGGCAGAGTTTGCAAGAACACCTCGTACATCGCCTTCTTGGCTTCCCGCAGGGCAGATGTATCACCACGAGCCCGCAGGCCAGCGGCCAACGACTCCTCAAGCCTAGTCAACATCGTGCGGCTGATCGGGTTCAACTCGCGCAGGTTCTCGCGCTTCAAATCAACGGTGCCCTTGATCTCTTTGGCGTGCCGGCGGGCTTCGCTTTCTGACTCGAACTGCGCCACGTAGTAGTCGGTCTCGCTGGACTTCATTCCGTCCAGCTTAGATTGCAGATCGTTGTAGATCTTGCGGGCAGACTTGATCTGCGCAGCTTCTTCCTCGGTGTACTCGCCAATGACTTCTTGACCCGCAGCTTTGAGCTTCTTGTTGGCCTCGCGGATCGCCTTGAGTTGCTCGGCTGTATGTTTGTCGTACTTGGCGTAAAGCGCTTCCAACGCTTTGTCCGCGGTGACAACTTCGTCTTGGAGCTTGGTGAACTTGTCGGACTTGCGCACCACAACCCACTCGCCGAATCGCAGCATGGGGAAGTAGTCGCCGGAGATCTGACCCAAGCGTTTATTGGTGTCGTCCAAGAACGCTCGCCGCTGGCGCTCAAGCTGGCGTACCTGCGAATCGTTACCGGCCTCACGGGCGGCTTTGATAAGCGGGTTGTAGACCTCATCGGCCGTGCGAGCCAAAAGATCACCACGTCGCTTCCAGTTGTCAGCCAGCCCGTCACGAGCAACACGGTAGGCCGCTTTCTGTTTGGCGGACATCTTGGCAAACCGGTCTTGCAACTCTTTGACCTTGGGGCTCACCACCTTCTTACCGTCGACGGTGGTACTCAGGTGATCGTTGTTGCGGTTCTCATTGGGCTCGATCACAACGTCGGCGGCAGTTACGTCCGCCATGAACTCCATGAGTTGCTTGCGCTCTTGCGCTGGCAGGCCGGTGAACGCCTCTTGCACTTTGGTCGCGGCTTCCTGAAGGTCCGCCGCGCGGGCGCTCATATCGAACGTGGTCTTGACGAACTCGTTCACGCCTTTGAGTTTCTCGCCGAAGCGCGACCCGAGATCACGCAGGAACGACGAGGCCAGCACAAACTCCTTGGCTTTGCCCAGACCGTCGACCGAGAGCTTGTCCGCCATGTCGTTGACTGCCTCACGGGCAGTGCGGTACTGGGTTCCGTACGTGGCGGTATATGACCCGACAGACGCTTTCACCGTGTCCATCACGAACTGGCGCAGCGGGTCGATCGGTGCGGAACGCAAATACTGCGCGAGCTTGGTAAGCCCCAACCGGTCAGCGATGTCGGCAAAGATGTTGCCCAGCTTGCGAACCAGTGACGGCGTGAAGTCGTTGGCCGTAAAGGTCTCGGCCATCTCCGCAAGAGCTTCTTCGACTGCCAGCGCGCGAGCGTCCTGCTGGCTCATCTTGGCGGTGTCTTTTTTGCCGTAATCAGTTTTGAGATACGCGTCAGCCAGAGCGCGTACTTCCGCGCTCTGGTCATACATGCGGTTCATGAAGGCCGTGTACTCAGCCTTGGGCAGAAGGTTTCTCAAACCCTTGTGGAACAACTCGTGAAACACAGTCTTGAGCCCCTCGACACCATCTGGGATGCCGTCGCGGAACAGGTACGCTACACCTTTCAAAGTACCCCCGGCACGAGTACCGGGCTTTTGCGTGGAGTCGATGTCTGTGACTGACTCAAGGATCGTGATGCCGCTGTCGCCGCCCAATGCCTTGTTGACTTGCTCAACAATGCGGTTGAGTTCTTGGATCGAGATCGACTTGCGCGGCGGCTGCGCGCCGGTCTCGGTGCGGAATTTGATGCGCTCTTTCCAGTCTTTAATCTCCGCATCGGCTCCGTCGAGGTCGCCACTGTCCAATAGCTTCTCAATCGCAGCCGCATCACTGACAAACATGTCCTTGCTGATACGGGCGAGCGAGCGGCGCAAACGGGCTTCCCGCTCCTTGGGGGCCTCCGGGGTGTTATCGGTCAGATCACTGTTCTTGGTCTCGGTCGCAAGTTCCTCCGCCAGTGCCATGGTTGGCTTGCCTTGCTCCACTGCGTCTGCCCACTTGGCTTTTGCTGCGTCGGGGAGCGAACCCCACAACACGCCTTTTGGTGCGTACTGAGACCATTGGTTCTGGCCGAGACGCAAGCGCCCCATCTCTAGCGCCTTCTTGACGCCCTCGCTTTGCTCGGATTCCGGTGCCTTGGTTTCAACCTTGGCTTCTGGCTCAACGCCCTGCTCAAGACTCTGGATGTCCTGCTCCAAGGTCTTGATGATGTCCTGTGCGGCACGGATGTAGTGCGAGTCCGCCAGCTTCTTGTCACCCGCGAGTTCTTTTGCGCGAGAATCCAGCGCGTCGAAGTCCTCGACTGAGAAGTCTTTAGTGACGGCCAAACATTGCTTGAGGGTGCCCATCGAAGAATCCTTGTGTGACAAGTGTGACGATCAGGTCGGTTACCAATTCGTCGTCACGTAGCAAATGATTGTACGCAGTTCGATTGAATGCGCCAGCCTTACCTTGCGTGGTATCCCAAACGTAGTCTTGGACGGGCGCAAAGCCCTGAACAGCGACTAGAGTCGCGGCAAACCCAATGCCTTGAAGCGCTACGGCACGGGGGTTCAGCATCACTGCCTCGTGACGGTAGTAACCGAGCCGCTAGTAACCATGGATTGGGCGATAACGCCGGCTGTCCTAGTTGTGGGAGTGACAGACAATGTAACCGTCAGGCCGTGCAGGGCCGCCAGTTCCTCAATCATAGCCCCGGGGTCGACGTCTGTGTACGTTGCATGAGCTGTGGTGGAGATACTCACCACGCCCCCGGCTTCTGAGACCGACTGCTGCACCACGCCAGACGATCGGGCGTCCGCTCCAACGACGAGCGGTGAAGGACCAAGACCGTGCAACAGGTAAATCTCGAACAATTGCCGCGCCTGCTCGGCGGTGATGACGTACCGGTCAGGAGAGACGCGCGGGGAGTAGAACGTGCTCTGGTTGGTGTACAGCCCCGGGAAAACCGGTGCAATCGGTCGAGTGACCGTGGGAGCGTAGAACGTGTTGGTGTTGTCGTACCTAGCCGGAGCCAGTGTGTATGTACTGACGACCGTCGGCGCAAAGAACTGACTGGTGTTGTCGTACCGGGCTGGGGCGGTAGTAACCGCGCCGGCGGTGACAGCGGGTGCAAAGAACTGGCTGGTATTGTCGTACCGCTGAGGCGCGACCGTCGCAGGCCCGATTGTGACCGTGACCGCGTAGAACTGACTGGTGTTGTCGTACCGGGCGGGCTGAAGAACCGTACCGCCCTGAGTGACCGAGGGCGAGTAGAACTCGCTTGTATTGTCGTACCGTGAAGCAGTGAGCGTTACTCCGCCGGCGGTGACCGTAGCGGTGTAGACAGTGCTGGTATTCGCATACAGCCCGGGCGTGAGCGTGACCGCTCCGGGCGTGACTGTAGCTGCAAAGAAGGTGCTGCTATTGTCGTACCGAGCGGGGGCGAGGTTCTGTGTGGCAGAACCACCGCCCTTAAATAACAGCAGCAATGACATGGCGCTTTAGTTAGTGGTTGGTGGAAACCACTGAATACACCACGGATGATCTGGGTCTACGTCGTAAAAAACGACAGCTAACTCCTCTTGTGGCTCAGGACGCGAAGCCTTGGCGTCAAGTGCATCTTGCTCCGTAGCGTATGCCCCAAGGTACTTATTCATATTTAGCCTCAGTTATAACCGTAGGTGCCGCCACCTTGGTACTGGTTGATCTCGATCACTTCGTCAGTGATGATGTCCGGCACAAAGCGGACAAACGTGTCGCCTGTAGCAGATCCAGCAAGGCCGTTATACATGTTCAAGACTGTACCTGCGCCCATCGTTCCGACGTTGACGACTCTTAGAGTGAACTTGATGCGCTCACCAACGTTCAAAGTGGTAGCAGTGACTGAGTAACTTAGACTCCTTGCCCCCTCGGACGTTCCATACTCAGCACCGATAGCAGTGGTGGTCAAAATATTGCTGAGAACCGTGCCCGAGTTGTCGCATCGGTCAATCGTGATAGCTGCACCAGCGTTTACCGTGCCAACACTCTCAGAACCGCGAATGTTGGGTGTTACTTGGCTCGCAGTAGCCGGTATCGTCACCTGTTGCGTAATCGGTTCAGTGAACCATTGAAGTGGCTGACCGCCAGCAGTTGCCGTGACCTGAATATCGGTGCCGCCAGCAGTTGCTGTCGTAAAGGCAGTGACCGCACCACGACCGCGCATCTGACTGGCAAGACGGTCACCTGCGCCACCCACAGATGATGTAAGCGATCGCAGGAAAAAGTTGGTCGCCATCAGATCTCATAGCCCCAGACAGTGATCGTTACCGTCTGTGCTCCAGTCGTCGTTATACGCAAATACTCACCAACAGGACCACGGATCGGGGTCGGGAAGGACATAATCACGCCGGGCTTGTTTGTTGCGCTCGGAACGAACTCGCCGTCAAAGATTGCTGGATCAGTGCCCCGTGTGTAGGTGTTATCGGCAGAGTCCCCAAACCACAAAATGCAAGTGCCAGAGTTTGTGCCACCAGACTGGATTTGAACCGATGTAATTACGAGTGACTTATCGACAGTAGAAGGTTGCCAAAGCGAAAACCCTGTAAGGGCTGTAGTGGCCTGATGTGTTTTCCATGTCGATACACTGCTGCGGATACGATCCCATGTCGTGCCGTTGAATCCGTATAGCCTTGCCTGCGTGTGCAACTGACTGATCGCATTGGTCTCTGCGTCAGCACCTGACGTATCGACGCTGACGGCATTGGTGCCGTCGCCGATCTGCACCTGACCCTGAACCCGGCTGACATCGACCAGCATGCCGTTACTGGCATCCGCAGGCACCAGCACCCTGCTGCCATCAGCACTGACCGCCAGTTTGAAAAGCTGAATGTGCTCGCCAGTCGTCGTGACTTCGTCGGTGGCAATGTCGGTGCCAGTTCCGGCTGTGATTGGTACGTTATCTGCCACGGTTCAGTCCCTTACAACTGGAAGATGCCGGACGCATTCCACGTAATGCTGATGTCGCCACCGTTGGTAGTGACGGGGAGGCCCGTTACTGAAGTGTCGATGTACGCCACCAGCCGCGAGGTGCCGGCAGTGCCAGTATCAATATAGATCACCAAAGCCTCGACCGAAGTGGTGCCGGGCACGGCGGTGAAAGTTACGTTGTCTCCATCGAACAAACCGTTCGCGACAGTTGTATTGCCGATGGTCTGGGCGGTACCGACCACGCCGGTCAGCGAAGTAAGAAATTCATGCGCCGCGCTGTAGGTGTATGTGCCGGTGTCAACCAGTGCGACTTTGACCGTACCGTCATTAAGGTCGACGTTGGCGGAGGCGTCAAGCAGAGCTTGCTTGTACAGTGGGTAGATGGCGTTAGCCATGGCGGTTCCTTACAGGGTTGGGGTAGCGGTGATCGAACGGATCGTACCGCTCTCGTTACGCTCGAACGTGAACTTCCAGCTCGTGGGCACAACCTTCGGAACTGGAGCAGGCTGCACGGTGATTTGTGGAGCTTCTACCACGACCTGCGGCGGTGGCATCTCCGGGACTACGACGTTAGGAGCCTGCTGCTTAGCCAGTAGCTCGACGATCTTTTGCAGTACCTCGTCCGTCGCAGGCGGACGGACGTCGACGACTTGGGCAGGGCGACGCGAGTCGCGGGTTCCTGATGCGTTAAAAGTCTCGCCGTTCGACAAGCGAACAGAAGCACCCATGCGCAACGCAAGTGCTTTCAGAGCCTCGTCATTATCTGCCTTGGACGCCATGGTGCTAGTTTACTTCCTACGAAGGCAGGCGACAAAACTTTTGAACTTGTCGATGTCAGCGCGCATCGCTGTGATCTTCTCATCGACGTTATCCACCTCAAGCTCAACTTCCTGCTCGCCTACTTTGGCTTTTACCTTGGCTTTGCGGGGCTTTTTGGGCTTGGTTTCACCTTCTCCGGCAGTTTGCCCTTGACCGGGTACTTCTTCTCCCACCGGTTTGCCACCTCGGGCTCCTTTGCGTGGAGATACCGGCGCTGCGCTTGGCTCTTGAACGGCACGTTGAGGCTCCTTTTGTGCAGGTTCCGCTTTCTTGGCTTTCGGTTGCGTAACCGGCCTGCCCAATGAATCAAACAACTTGCGCTGGCCCGTCTGGTCAAGTTCGACCGCAGGCTCAGGCTGCGGGGCCGCATTGGGGATGACCCTGCCCATTTCTTGGTTGGTGAACAGGCGACGCTGACCGCCGGGGCTGAGTTTTTCCTGACGCTCTGGAATCTGACTTTCCATCGCGCGCAGGTCCGTCTCGTCCTGAATCATTGCCTCAATGGCGCGGGTTTCCTGCTCGTCGATAACTTGAGCTTGCGCGCGTGCGGCGTCGGCGGCAATACGTTCCTGTTCCGCCCGGGCTTGGTTACCTTCCCGCATTTGCTGTTCAGTCGCTCCCGACTGCGGGATCGCCCCAGTAACTGAACCCGGACGAGCTAGGTTTAGTCCGCGAGCCGCCATTGCGTTAGTCATGCGCGACTGGAAGTCCTGCGCCATCTGGCGAGAGACTACGCCGACCTCTTGAGTCAGACGAGACTTTCGTTTCTTGCCGTTCGCATCTTTGTAGCCTCCGCTGTATTTCTCTATCAACGCATCGACAGCATCAGGGCCTTGCTCTATCGCGCGAGAAAAGTCGGCGACGTACCGTAAGAACTCATCGTTCGCCTTGCCGCCGTTGGCATTGCGCAGCGCGGCGCGAATCTGCTGAAGTCCGTACTCAGTGCGAACTAACGCCGTCGGGTCTTGCTCGAACATATCGAGCGTCTGCGTGTCCGGCGTAGGAGCAAGAGGCGTTTCTGCCGTAGCTACTGGGCCCATGCCGTACGGCACATCAGGTCCGCCAAACAGATCCGGCTGCAACCCACTCAAGGCGCTCATGGGCCCAACGGTGCCGCCCGGCGTCACGTACATGACGTTCGGGTCGTAGTTCTGAGATCCAACAGGCGTCACCGGCGCAGGAAGCGAAGGTTGGAACGGAGCCAGCGGATCAATACGAGTAGGCTCAATGTATGGCGGCACTGATCCCAGATTGGGAGGAGCGCCAGTGGCGAGCCCACGCTCACCCACAAGAGCCAACGGATACTGTTGCGTCTCAACCCCCGGATTGGCACCGGGCAGCAGATTCACGGGCTGCGGGGGTCTACGCAAGCCGCCCAATGAACCAAACGTACCTTCGGCCAAGCCGCCGATCACGGCAGCGTTCAGGCGGCGGGAAGCAACTTCTTCCGGGGTCAGGTTGGGGTTGAACCCCATGACCAGTTCTTCTTGCGCCAGTTCACTCAGCGAGCCGGCTCCGGCGTTGACCGCCCCTGCCTTTGCCATCCGGGTGCCGAGGCCACCAGAAAAAGCACCTCGGGCTAGTGTGTTGCCCAGTACCGCAGTGGGAAGGCCCTCAGCGAGCGCGTACAACGGAGAAGCAGCAAACGCTTTGTAAGGCGACGGATCACCGGCTTCCACCGACTCGCCGTACATATCGCCGACGCCCATGCCGGCACCGAGAACGGCACCTCCAGTTAGGTTCTGTGCGAAGCGTTCCCCCGCTTGGAGGGCCGCACGACGAGCCGCGAAGTCAGCCCCGGCGCGAAGGCCGCCGCCACCTACAACCGCCGGGAGCGAAGCAGCACCACGAGCCAAGCCCATGGGAACCATTCCAGCACCGCCGGTCAATGCACCAATACCAAGTGCTGCACCGATCTGTGGAACCTGCTTGGCAATCTGGTACGCCGCAAACGGAAGCGCCGTGCTGAGATCTTGGTCCTCGACCATCTCAAGGTCAGGACGCCCACTGGCGTAGGCTTCGGCTTCGTTTCTCGCGGCTCTCTCAAGTAGCCAGTCGCGCCCTCTTTCCAGTTTAAGAGCATCTGCGCCGGCAGCCAACGCGTTGTACCCTAGACCTTGCAACTGGTCGATACCGGACGACAACCCGGCTACTACCGGATTGCGCTTGGGCTTTTGCGGGAATAAAGAATTGATGCCCGCGACGTCGATACCAGTTAGGTCAAGCGGCATTCGTCACTCCTTACCGACCAAACAAACGCTCGGTGACCGATCTTGTGTCTGTACCAGTGGTTGATTCTCCACGTGCACGCTGGAGCCCTAAGCCAATCCTGTCTCCTACGGGCATGCCAGCTTCTTCAGCAGACAGGCTGCTTACTCTGGTATCACCTGTTTTCGGCGGTTTCGCGGTTGGATTGGTCGCCGTAGCTGCACCCGGCTGGGCGGCAGGTCTGTACTTGCGGGCCGCGCGCACTTCTTCCTGCGTGAACCCAAGTTGCTGTAGAACTTCTGGGGTAGCGCCTTGTTTGAGTAAGTTACTGGCCTCCGGCACTCGTTCCTCGGGGGTCAACCCAGAGATCTGCCGCTTGAGCATAACTACGCTACGCTGTCTTTCGATATCTTTCAAAGCATCCTGCGTAGCTCCATAGTTATCGCCGGTCATCTTGGCGAGCAACTGCTGCGCTTGCGTGTCCAAAGCCGCTAACTGCGGATCTTGGTCAGCCGTGCCGGGGTATAGGCCCTTAACCTCGCCGGGTTTCATAACTTTGCCCAAGGAGGTCATTGCAATGGTGTACAGATTAGAGAACTTCTGTTGGGCCGCCAGTCGTTCCTGTGGCGTTTTTGCGGCGTCCACTGCGGCAGCGGCAACGTTGAGTTCTTTGACCGCATCTGGAGATAGCTGACGACCGCCACTTCCGGGCAAGGGCCTTGGCCTGCCAAACGTGCCAAGTAAGTTGCCACTAGGTCCAAACTGAAGAATCGTACCGTCCCCGGACTGCTGGTACGTGGGTCGGCCTTGCATCCAATTGCGATAATCCTCATTTGCCTGAGCGTTACGCATCGCCGCTGCAGCGGTCGTCTGCTGCGCACCAAGCTGGCCCCGCTGAATGCCGCGAGTGGCGACTTGCGAATACATCTCCGGCGAGGCAGCAGAAAGTTCGGCGTCTGTGAGCGAATTGATGAACTCCAGTACGGACGCTTCGGTGTAGGGCATTTTGCCGGAGACATTCCCAGATGGATCGTGCATGTAGACCATCTGCCCTTTAGGCGTGCTGGCGAATGACACCGTATGGCCGGCGAATTTAGGACCCCCCCACAGATCTCCGTTGAACGACCTACCGTGCTTTTCCGCGTACCCGGCTAGTCCAAGCTCCTTTAGGTCTTTAAGGTGTTGGGCTCGATTTGAAAGAGCGGTGTCAACTCGCTCTATCTGTCCTCGTTCACGACCCTGCTTGAACAGAGAATACCCCCTGTCCTCCGCCCCTCCCGCCAAGTCCTCCCGACCGTACTGACGGTACAGACCGGCCAAAGCCTGCTGACGCATTTCTGGCGTGTACGAGTACGCCTCATCCATGAACTGGTTTTCATCACCAGTGTCCATGATGGCTTGAGGATCTTTGACTCGTCGTGTCTGCTGACTGCCGACTTGGGGTAGTGCCGCAATCCCTCGCCGAATAGCCTCGGCACGATTCCACTCGTCTCGGGTCTGGCCGCGCTGCTCTTTCAGAAAAGCCTGATCTTCCTCCCGGCGCTGCTCCTCAGTAGCAGTAAGATGGCCTCGCATGAGACCGCTGGCGAACGAACCGATATTGGCAATGCCGGCCATGTCAGACCCCTAAACGATTATTCCTCGACGCCGTTGAGCAGGTCGCTCAACTCGTCGTCTTTCTTGCTGCGGCGCTTCGGTTTGGCAGCGGCTTCTTCCATTGCTTGCATGAGCACTTGCCCGTGGTAGGTGAGCGTGTACCCATTATCCAAAAGGTCAGCGATGTACTCGCGCTTGCCATTGACGACGGCGATCAGCCGACCACCAACTTGTTCAGCGCCATGTTTGGTAATGAGATCTTGAGCGTTCATCTAGTGAGTCCTTACGTGATGTTGCGTTGGCGTTCAAATGCAAGACCTTCTTGACGCATTTTTTCCAGTCGGTCAAGACCGTACTTCTTCACAGCGCCAACAGGCAGGACGTACTCGCCGGGGGAGAGGCGAGCCATTACCATGTCATCTTTGGGTCCGCCGGGGCCCGACACTTTACCGCCCTTAGAGTTCTGAGCCTTGCCCGCCACTTGCTTGCGGCCAATGCCGGGGCGAGACGCGGCGCGGGGGATCGGGCCACCGTCCTTACGCCCAAACAAGCCCGCAGCCAGCATGCCCAGACCAAGGATAGGAACAGCAGCGCCGAGCGCAGCAGAAGCGCCCGCAGCACCAGTGGCGAGACCAGCACCAGCGGCTTCAGCACCAGCGGCACCAAGAGCGGCTTCAGCACCAGCGGCAC